TATATATTATTTTTAAAATACAAGCGAAGAACGGAGAAGTGGGGGCAACACAATACTTCTATACATCTAATCAAAATAATCAAGCAGTGTGACATTAGCCTGTAAAGATATCCTAGTAATAGGCTATTGTCACTATTTTTAAATTAACTTCGCTACGTGTAATTATAGAGCGTAAGATGCCAAAGATACATACTATAACTACAGACACAGAAGTTAACGGCTCGGATAAGTTGCTAGGTTCTGATAGTTCTGCTGGTACAAAGAACCATACTAAGAACTACTTGATAAACGACTTGAAGACTTTCATATTGGATAGCGACGACTTGCAGAGCTTTAAGACTATTGCTGTTAGCGGGCAAGGTAGTGTAGTAGCAGATGCTAAGGCTGATACATTAACATTGGCGGGTGGTAGTAATGTAACACTCACGACGGATCCAAACACCGATACAGTAACAATCGCATCGACAGATACTGACACGACATATACTGCTGGCGATGGTTTAGATTTGACATCTACAGAGTTTTCAGTAGATACAACAGTTGTGCGAACAAGCGGAGCACAAAGCATCGCTGGAGTTAAAAACTTTACTGATAACGTAGGTATAGGTACTAGCTCTCCTTCTTATAATTTGGAGATTGTTTCGAACGAAGCTTCCAACGTGTACGGTGTAGTTGATTCAACTAACGCAGATGGTACTGCGGCTTGGGTAGCGTATAATAATCAAGACGACAATGTGGTATATAGAATCTTTGGATCTGGAGCTACCGGTACACAGTTGGGTCAATCTTTAGCTAGATGCGGTTCTTTAATGTACAACGGTGGCAGCCAATTCTTGTTGGGTTCTTTTTCAAATAGCAACTTCATATTAGGTACTAACAATACCGAAAGAATGCGTATCACAGCCGGAGGTAATGTATTAATAGGAACCACGACAAATAATGGAAATAAGCTGCAGGTAAGTGGAAGCGCTACGATAACTGGAACTATAACAGGTAATTTGACAGGCGATGTGACCGGTAATTTAACAGGTAATGTAACTGGAGACGTTACGGGTAATGTAACTGGTAACGTAACTGGAAATGTTACGGGTAATTTAACTGGTAATCCTACCGTAACTGAGATATCTTTCTCTAGCACATTAGGTAAAATTAAAGAGGCATCTGTAACTGTATCTTCTATAGACTTGCTAGCATTGAACAATGGTGGTGATTATACTTTGATCGCAGCGCCTGGCAACAATAGGGCTATCATACCAATGTCTATAACAATGGCATCGGATCCAGGAGCTACAGCATTTAACTTCAACGAAGATCTATACGTAGGGCACGAAAATGAAGTTAGTTCAAATAGCACTGATTACTTCGTGTTAGTTGGTGCAGGCTTTATAAATAGCTCGACTATAGCATTTAGACATTTCCCTATAACAAAGGCGGCAAATGAGCACGTTGATATTAGGACAAATGATGCATTAGTTTTACACGCGACAAGTGGAGCTACTGTCACGGCTGGTAATGGTGATCTAAAAGTAAAGATCATCTACAGAGAAGTTGACTTTACATAAACAATAACAATAACCAAATATATATAAACCAATGACGTACTATTATTACAAAACAAACACGATGCCTCAACAGGCACAACCAACAGAAGACCTAGTAAGAACGTGGAAACACCTTTCTGAAAAGAAGAACTGGAGAATTGTTCAACTACCTAACGGGTATTTTCAAACCGAGTACAAAGGCATCGACTGCGAGTGTGATCCAGATGGAGAATGCTGCGGCGATTGGCATGATGTAACACGACGCGAAACGATTGAATCAGCTGAGGCTGCAATTGATGGAAGTATCGACCATTACAAAAAGAAACTCGAGTTTCTAAAAGGACCTAAAGTAGTTAAGACATTCAAGTAAACAACCAATCAAATTTAAATTAAATGGAATATAATCAACCAAGCCAAATTGTCAAGGATTTAAACTTTGGCGATGCGGCAAAAACTAAAATCATGACTGGTGTCAGTAAGCTAACTGACGCAGTGAAATCGACACTCGGCGCTTCTGGTAAATGTGTTATTTATGAAGACGCCATGGGTAAACCGGTAATTACAAAAGATGGAGTAACCGTTGCGGAAAGCGTAGTCTTATATGATCCGGTTGAAAACATAGGTGCAACACTTATTAAAGAGGCAGCCAACAACACTGTGAGAGAAGCAGGTGACGGTACTACTACAGCTACCGTCCTTGCTCACTCATTGTTGAATAAAGTGTCAGATGAATATAATGAAAATAAAAGTATTAGAGAAATTAAAGAAGGTATTAAGTCTGGCGTGGAAAAAGTCAACAAATACCTTGAGGACAGTACTATTGAAGTGGGAGAAGAACTACTTCAGCATGTTAGTGCTATTAGTTGTAATAACGATAGTGAGCTTGGAAAAATTATTTCTGAGGCTTACTTGCAAGTAGGAACTGATGGTGTAGTAATGATGGAAGAGTCACCAACCAATGAAACATACGTTGACGTGGTTGACGGTGTTCAAATTGATTGTGGCTTAAAATCAAACTACCTCATCACAGACAAGGACAAAGGAGTAGCCGAGCTAGAAGATCCATATATCTTAATCAGTAAGTCACCGATACCTAACATTCGTAAGATCCAAAATATCTTAGAGTATGTTATTAAAAAAGGTAAAGCCTTATTAATAGTAGGAGATCTAGAGCAACAACCTACTGCAGCATTATTAACTAACAAAGTAAAAGGAAACATCAAAGTAAACTTTATTGATCTACCAGGTTTTGGCCCTACTAAAGATGATGCCATTGAAGACTTGGCTATCATTACTGGAGCTAAGGTTATTTCAGAAGAGCTTGGTGATGACTTTGATTTAATTGATACAAATGCTTTAGGTACAGCTAAGAAAGTTGTAACTGATAGCAAGCATACAGTATTCACTGTAGATAAAGCTGATAAAGATTTAAACGATCGTATCGCACAAGTAAAAGATCTTATAGCTAGAGAGGATAAAAATCCTTTCATGAAGAAAAAGCTAGAGGAAAGATTAGCGATACTAGCAGGTAGCGTAGGAGTTGTACGCGTTGGTGCGGACTCTAAGGTTGAACTTAAAGAAAAGAAAGACAGGGTTGAAGACGCTATTCATGCTACCAAGGCTGCACTAAAAGAAGGCATCGTACCTGGTGGTGGCGTTGCTTTATATAACGCATCGGAATTTATTGAACCTGAAGGTTTAGGTGAAAAGATTTTGCTAGATGCTATCAAAGCTCCGCTTATGACTATATTAAGCAATGCTGACCTTGATGTAGTAAAAGAGCTAGATGAAGGACAAGGTATCAATGTAGTAACTGGAGAGATCGTAGATATGGTAGGCGCTGGTATTATAGATCCAGTGCTCGTTACTAAGTCTGCATTAAAAAACGCTGTTTCTGTGGTTTCCACTATAATTTCAGCAGATTGTGTAATAAGTAATATGAGGACTAATGAAAGCAGTTAATTATTACATAGTCATCGACAAGTTAAAAGAAGAACCTAAATCTACTAGCGGTTTTGTCTTGAGTGAAAGCCAAAATGAAGACGTTAGGTATTTAAGAGGTAAGATCGTGAGTGCAGGTGAGAATGCTGGGCATGTTACTGAAGGTGATGTGGTATGGTATGATAAACACGCAGGTCACGGTATAGAGTTTAATAATGATTATTACTATGTGATTAAATATAGTGACATAGTTATATTGGAATGAGGTTAAGCGCTTCCGATTTAAGGGATATTCAGTTATTCAAGTATTACAGGCTCGTGCGTAAATGGGCCTGTAAAACTTATGGACTAACTGATGCAGATCTAGAGTTATTAATAAGTCTTGATTGTATTGGGCGTTTTACTAGAAAAGAGTTCCAAGATGGAGAATACATAATGTCATGGGATAAAGCAAGGTGGGATAGGTTACGTAGCGAAGGATGGATAGAACCTTGGAGACATAGGAATAGGGTAACGATTAAGTATACAATATACAAAACGTCGTTTAAATGTTCTCAGCTTATTAGTAGAATATACAGAATACTACTAGGCGAAGAGGATATACCTACCGGAGAAAGAAATGTATTCTATAAAAACAAAACATATACGGATAAAGTATTCAACAAGGCCGTAGATGATATGATAAAAGATAACAAACGATAAAATTATGCCTTACGGAAAAAAATCACCAAAGAAAATGGGTTGCTCAGGCGGCGGACCCAACATGTACAAGATAGGTTCTCAAGAAAGAAACTCACCTATGAACTTTAGCGACAAAGCTATGATGTACATGAAGAACATGCCAGCTATGTACGGAAAACCGAAAATGGAAAGTGATCCAGTTAAAAAAGTAATTAAAAAAACTGGAGATAAAGATCCGGCTAAAGTTAGGGAATCTGTTAAGAAACTAAGCGAAGAAAGAAACATGGGTAGTGGAGTAATCGCTACTAAAGGCAAACCGGAAACTAAAGAGCAGTTTGCTGATAGATCAAAAAAGACTTACAATAAAAAATTTGGCGCAAACGCGGCTGAAAAAAGAAAATACGCTAGCGACAAAGCAGCTGCTAAAAAGGCGCTAGGATCTAGACCTACCAAGGAAGCTGTAGAAGCATTCAAAAAGAAGTTTCCAAACAAGTACGGAAAAAAGAAATAATTATGGCTAAAGCATATCGTGGCGTCTTGAAGGCTAGGATTAATAAGCTATATGGAGGAGACGTCACGTGTGCTAAAGTTAAAAAGCTAAAGTCACGTGATGGCGCAACCAAGCGTGATGTCCAGTTAGCAAACTGGTTTATTAATATGCAAGGGTGTAGAAAGAAATGAGTAATAAAAAATTTAAAGATACCAAAGTCGGTAAGTTCTTGAAAGAGAAAGCACCAGGCATATTAGATCAGGTTGGAGATGTCTTGCCTGATAAAGGTGTATTAGGCATAATCAAAAACCTAATAGACAAAGATGAGAAGATGCTACCGCAGGACAAAGAAACTGCAATGGCATTACTCAATCAAGAGACTATTGAAATGCAAGAGGTTACTAAAAGATGGAGCAGTGATATGAGCTCTGATTCATGGCTGTCTAAAAACACTAGACCACTTGCCCTTATATTCTTAACGATAGCAACTACGTTAATGATAATAGTAGATAGCACTGGTTTAAACTTTGAGGTTAAACATAGTTGGGTTATGTTACTAGAAACATTACTAGTTACTGTATACGTAGCGTACTTCGGTTCTCGTGGTGCGGAAAAATTCAAATCAATATCTAAGAAATAAAACATGCCAAAGATTAGTCAAATAGCGATAGATCAAACCGTAGATAAAGGAGATAAGCTTCTTGGGTCTAACGCTGGCGGTGGAACTAAAAACTATCGTATAGATGATATTTCTATATTTATCAGAGACACTAACTCGGCAGGTGTTGTAGGGCAATTGTCCTACGTATTTTATAACAACAGCTTTGGAGGTGGCGATACTAGACCAGCTGGGTCTATGACTATAGATACTAGTAACACAGAGGTCTCATTTGGTTCTGTATCTACCATTAAGCTTAGTAATAAAATTTACAAAGGAGATTACACTTTAGTCAATGCAATGAATAACTTCGTTGACAAGCAAGTGATTATAGCTAATAACGAAAACCAAGATAATTTCGGCGTATATACTTGTACAGCCGTAACGCAAGATCCATTAGAAACCAGCTTCTACGATCTAACATTGTCATACATAAATGGTAACGGCAGTTTAGAAGTGGAGAAATTTTATTCAATTATATTATATTCAGGTGCTCAAGATAAAGACTATAGGCACAACCAAAACTCTGCTAGTTCAACATGGACTATCACTCACAACTTGAATAAGTTTCCAAACGTTGTTGTATTTGATTCAGCTGATAATCAAGCCGTTGGTGCGATTACTCACGTTAACAAGAATCAATTGACAATTACGTTTTCTGCTTCATTTAGCGGAACCGCATATCTAAACTAAAAATAAAAAACTATAAACTATGGCATTAGAATACTACGCTAGTATTGATCTTAACAAGAACGAACTACAAAACGCAGTGGTGCATCCTTTAGGGTCTGCGCCATCTTCACCTACTGAAGGACAAATTTATTACGACAGCACTGGTGGTGACAAACAGATCTACGTGTACAATGGCAGCTCTTGGGTTGCTCTTGGTGGTAACAAGTTTGACACTATCGCTGTATCAGGACAAACAAGCGTTGTAGCTGACGGAACCAATGATACGTTAACGTTGGCTGCTGGCTCTAACGTAACAATTACAACTGATGCGGGAACTGATACTATCACGATTGCTTCTACTAACACACAGCTTAGCAACGAGCAAGTTCAAGACATTGTTGGTGGTATGGTTACTGGTAATACTGAAACTGGTATTACTGTTACATATGACGATGCTGGTAATTCATTAGACTTTGTAGTTGCTTCTCAAACTGATGAAAACTTCACTACCGCGCTTAAAAACAAATTAGACGGTATTGAAGCCGGAGCAGATGTTACAGATACTACAAATGTAACTGCGGCTGGCGCTTTGATGGATAGTGAGCTTACGTCTATTACGGATGTTAAAGCTTTAAATCAGTCTGTAGTTAGTGGTGCTGCTCCTACATTTAGTACAGCTAATATGACTGACACCTCTAACAAGAGGTTCATGACCGATGCTCAAGAAAGTAAACTTGATAGCGTAGAAACAAACGCTGACGTAACTGATACTGCTAACGTTAAAGCAGCACTTAACGCTAACTTGACTAGCTTAACAATTGGTGACTCAGATGATACTATTACTATCCCTGGTGATCTTGTTGTCACTGGTACTACTACAACTAATAATGTTGAAACAGTAAGTACATCCAATGGTGTAGTATTCGAAGGTAATGCAGCTGACGCAAACGAGGTTACATTATTAGCGGCTACAGTTACTGCAGACAGAACTGCGACACTTCCAGACTTAACTGGTCATGTGGCTTTATTCTCTACTGCGCCTACAACTGCTGTTAGTGCTACTCCTGCTGAGTTAAACATCTTAGATGGCGTTACAGCTACCACAGCTGAAATAAACAAGCTAGATGGCCTCACAGCGACCACTACTGAACTTAACTATACAGATGGTGTTACATCTAATATTCAAACGCAGTTGAACGCTAAAGCAGGTAGCTTATCTGACTTAGGCGTCACTGCTACAGCGGCGGAGCTTAACAAGCTAGATGGAGCTACTGTTACTACTGCTGAGATTAATATCTTAGACGGAGTAACTGCAACAGCTACTGAAATCAACTTGCTAGATGGTCTTACCGTATTGAGTGGTTCTAACACTGGTGACGAACCTAATGCTAGCACAAGTACTCGAGGTATTGTTGAGCTTGCTACTAGCGCTGAGACTCAAACAGGAACTGATGCAACACGCGCGGTAACACCTGATGGATTAGCTGCTAGATCTGTAACTGCTGCTATTGATGTTACAAATCCTAGTTTTACTACTAACCTATACGCTGAGATCACACATAACTTAGGAACTGAAGATGTAATCGTTGAGTTATTCGATGTGTCTACAAAGCAAACGATTGTAGCAGACGTAGCGAGAACAGATAAGTTAGACGCTGCATCTACTAGTAAGGTTAAGATATCTTTTGGTATTGCACCTCCAAACAACGTTGGAGTTGTCATCACCTCTGCTAAAGGAGCGACTACTGCTAGCGTAGCTTACGCATAAGTATAAATAAAATTAAATAAAATGTAAATGGCGATAAAGGTTTATTCACCTATAGATTTCGAGGATACTTCCTCAGGGCTTAGTATCGATGGCGATTTTGCTGTCGATACTAATACTTTATTTGTTGATGTTAGTACTAATCGGGTGGGTATTCGTACGACAAGTCCAGCACATCCTTTACACGTAATAGGAGATGCTTATATACAAACGGGTAATATACATATTTCTCAAGGATCTTATAGAATAAAAAATGCAAGCGCAGGAACTCAAGCAATAGGATTTCCTTCTTCTGGTAATTTTACTTTTGAAAACGTTAACGTAGGCATTGGAACTACGAGCCCCTCCCAGAAGGTTCACATAACTGCAAGTGGTACAAATCCATATATAAGAATAAATGAATCTGCATTTACTGGAATAGATATAGGTCAAGAAACTGGAAATGGTAATGGAATTATAAACCTTCGTGATAATGCTAATTTGAGAGTGTTTACAAACGCTACTGAACGTATGCGTATCACTTCAGGCGGCAACGTCCTCATTGGCACTACTACTGATGGAGGAGATAAGTTACAAGTTAGTGGAGACATATCTGCTCAAGGTATATACGTAGACAGAACGCATGAGTCTGGTGGTATATCTAACCCTTTTGCTAAGTTTGGCCTTCATCATTGGCATGGTAATTCCAATACTATATATCTTCAAAAAAGTGGTAGAACACAATATTTCCAATTTAACACTCAATCAGGATACTTTCAAGTAAGTGATGGAACAAACTATATAATATTAAGAGGAGAAAGTACATCTGAAGTAAGTGTATACTCTTCTGGGGCTTTAAACTATGTTCAACATAGTGCTAGCACCAATAATAACGGAAATGTACTAACATGGGACAATTCCACATCAGGTAACGGACAAAGAGGAAGAGTATCGATTGTAGGAGATCTAAGATTGGATGATTATTCATCTGGCTCTGCATCAAACACCGTTAACATTGAAAACAACGGAGATGCTTATTTCTCAGGTAGTCTTGGTATTGGAACTTCGAACCCGGGAGAAAAGTTAGAAATCGCTGGAAGACTAAAGGTTTCTCATACTTCTTATTCTGCTTTTATAGGAGCAATTTCTGCCTCATGGGCAGGAAACACTAATTACCCCACATTGTACGGATCAGATGCCGCCAGATGGGTTATGCATATAAACCCACATATTTCATATGTTGCTAATGGAGTAAATGGGTATACTGGTTCAGCAATGACTGGAGCAACTGTTAGATTTGCGTCTAATACATCAGCCTCTACTTATTGGGACTTAGGAGTTGGCACGAACTCTGTAGGTAGCGATAAATTTTCTATAGGAAGAGCGGGGTCTCCGTTATTAAATATCACCTCTACTGGCAACGTCCTCATTGGCACTACGGTTGATAATGGTAGTGGTTTAAGAGTTTTCTCAACTGGAAATGGTGAATTAGAGGTTGAACGTAGTGGAGGGGCGCAGATAAATCTACAAGCACAAGCTGCAAGAGGTGTAATTGGAACAGATAGCAATCACGAGTTACAATTAAAAACCAATTCAACTGCAAGAGTAACAATAAATACTGCTGGTCGGGTAGGTATTGGAACTTCGAGCCCGGCTTACCCCTTGCATGCCTATGGGCACGTTGGTATATCAGACTCTGATGACAGTGCACGTTACCGTTTTATTGTTGACGATGACGGTATAAATTCTCGTTTTAGAATTAGAAGAGAGAAAGCAAATGGTAGTACATCAGCTGCGAATGATTTGACTATTGTTAACGGCAACGTAGGTATTGGTACTTCGAGCCCTGATAGACAAATTCAAGTACACGAGTCAACAAGTGGTACTTCTACGGCTAAGTTTACAAATAGCACTACTGGAGAAGACGGTGATACTGGTTTCTTTGTAGGCATAAATGGTTCTGAGCAACCCATATTGTTTGGGTACAATAGTACTGATATGGTTATTGGAACTAACGCTTCTGAAAGAATGCGCATCACTTCAGGCGGCAACGTTTTAATAGGCAAAACTACTGATGCGGGTTATAAAATTGACATTAATGGAACCGCCAGGATTTTAAATGATGTAAAAATCACCGCTAATTCTGGAGCCGAAGGCAATACCATTAATTTAGAACCTAGTAATGCAATAGCTGAAATCAGAACAGATGGTGAATCAACCTCGGATGAGGCCGGCGTATACTTAGGCACTCCCTATACCTCAGGCGCCTATACTGCACCTACTAAGGCTGCAATAATTGCTCAAGGTGTAGGGACTTACTCAAGAAGCAAATTATTGTTTTGTTTAGAGGATACCGCTTCAAATTCGGAATCAGCTGTCGTAACATCTGCTGATGCGAAAATGGAGCTTACAAGGGATGGTAAATTAGGTGTGAATAAAACAAGTCCTAATTACGAAGTTGATTCGGCGGGCGACATTAACGCAGACGGAGACTTTTACCAAAACGGAACGCAAGGATGGACCGGTACAATTAACATTTCAACTAACCCACCAGTCGCTATAACAGTAAACGGTGGAATTATAACAAACGTAACATAAAAACTAAACAACATGATTAACATTAACGACGTAACGGTACCAACCAAAGGAACTGGAAAGTACCTAAATGTAAAAGCTTTAAGCTTTGACTTATCACCAACAGCAGGTATTACCTTGTATTGGTCTCTACACAAAGAAGAAATGATACCAGACGAATCTGAAGATGCAGAAGAAGGCGCGACTATTTCTGTTCCTGGTGGTATGCTAATGGAAGGCAATTTAAGCTTTCCTCAAGCTAGCTATGACACTTGGGGTACTGACGACTCTGTAGTAACAGACTGGGCTTTGACTGAGCTAGGGTTTACAGAAGCAACATAAGAGTAAAAAATAGTAAAATAGAGTAATACTATAGATAAGTTAAAAAACCAAACATTAAAATTTTATTATGGAAAACAAAATCAAAGACGAGCAACTCGCGAAGTTGCAAGGGCTAGTAAACCAAATTAACCAATTACAAATGGAGTTGGGTCAAGTAGAATCTAGGAAGTACGACGTTATCGCTGCTATTCCTACAGTGCGTAAAGAGCTTACAGAGTTCCAAAACGAACTAGAGAAAGAGTACGGTAAAGTTAGTATCAACATCCAAGATGGTACTATCAAAGAAGGGGAAGATGAAACTAATCCGTAAGATTAGTGTAGGGAGAGATTATAAAAACGATGCTATGCACTACTCCGTAGGTCAAGAGGTCTACGGAGGGCATACCATCTGTGATATAGTTGAAGACGACACTAAGTATAGTATCTATATAAGGAAGAACGAAGAAGTTTTACCTTGGAAAGATTTCAACAAGAACATGGCGATCTCTGTTGAATATAACCTAGAGTATTAATGAAAGGCACTTTTTATTTTTTAATAAAGCCTAAAAACGAAAGATACAACAACACTAAAAAGGTCGGTGACAAAGAGCTTATACTTAACACCGAGATATTTAACCACGGTTATATAAGCAGACAAGGTGTAGTGGTTGGCTTGCCAACCGAGTTCAATACACCTGTTAAAGAGAAAGATGAAGTAATCGTGCATCACAATGTATTTAGAAGATGGCACGACGCTAGAGGCAAAGAAAGAAACAGTACTAGTTATATAGAAGAAGATCTATATAAAATAAACATTGATCAAGTATTTGCTTATAAAAGGGATGAACAATGGAAAGCCTTACCAGGTTATACATTTGTTAAGCCCGCTGGAGAGTTCATAGGTGAAGTTGTATATTCTGACGTTTACGATAAAGGCGATATAGTTGGTTATAGACCAGCTGGAGAATATGAGTTTAATATAGACGAAGAAAAGCTGTATAGACTTAAAACAGATTTTATTACAATTAAATATGAATATCAAGGAGAAGAAAAGCAACATAATCGAAGCTGGGTATAAGGCCGTTGAGGAACTTATCAAAGTAGCAGAAGAAAAGATTATCACAAACACTGAAGAAGACGTGTCTGCTGATAGACTTAAAAATGCCGCAGCTACAAAGAAGCTTGCTATATTCGATGCCTTTGAAATATTAACTAGGATTGAAGAAGAAAAAGCTTTGCTAGAGAACAAGACTGTAGAAAAAACAAAGCAAGCCTTTAGTGGTTTTGCTGAACGTAAAAGTAAATAGTCATGTACCAGCAAAGTCTAGTAAAAGTCGTAGAACCAATACGTATTAATACGATCAAAAGACTTAATAAGTCTAAGAGTTGGGAATACGGTTATAATAAAGAACACGACATAATTGTTATTAGTAAGACAGGGCAAATAGGTGAAATAGTAGAGATACAAAACCTACAAATAGCTCTGCCAAAGCAACCAACACAGGTTAAACGCTGGGATGATAACAAATGGAACGTAGAACCATTACCTAAAGACTTGAGTAATATCAAGTCTATATTTGATTGGAGAGATCTTCCTGATAACTTTAAAGAGCAATGGATAGATTACATTGAAGAAGAGTTTAAAAGAAGAGATGAAGGCTTTTGGTTTTACAACAATGGTGTACCAACGTATATAACTGGTAGCCATTATATGTACCTACAGTGGAGTAAGATCGACGTAGGTAAACCTGACTATAGAGAAGCAAACAGATTATTCTTTATATTTTGGGAGGCTTGCAAGGCAGATACTAGATCTTATGGTATGTGTTATTTGAAGAATCGACGTTCTGGTTTTTCATTTATGGCATCGAGCGAGACAGTTTCTTCTGCCACGATTAAGTCAGATTCTAGATACGGTATATTATCAAAGTCTGGTGCTGACGCAAAGAAAATGTTTACAGATAAGGTTGTACCTATTTCTATAAACTATCCTTTCTTTTTCAAGCCTATACAAGATGGTATGGATAGACCTAAGACAGAGCTAGCATACCGAGTTCCAGCAAGCAAGCTGACTAGAAAGAGGATGTCATCATCTGAAGGTCTAGAAGAAATGCAAGGACTTGATACTACTATAGACTGGAAGAATACAGGAGATAACTCCTATGATGGTGAGAAGCTTGCGTTACTAATACACGATGAGGCAGGTAAGTGGGAGAAGCCTGAGAATATACTAAATAACTGGAGAGTAACAAAGACTACGCTCAGGTTAGGTAGTAAGGTCATAGGCAAGTGTATGATGGGTTCAACATCAAATGCGTTAGACAAAGGTGGATCAAACTTTAAAAAGTTATACAACGATTCTGACGTAACTAAAAGAAATAAGAACGGACAAACTAGTTCAGGTCTTTATTCTTTGTTTATCCCAATGGAGTGGAACTACGAAGGATTCATGGACGAGTATGGTGTTCCGGTATTTAATACTCCTGATAAACCGGTGATAGGTCCTGATGGGAGTGAAATAGATTTAGGTGTTATAGAGCACTGGCAAAACGAAGCGGAAGGTTTAAGAAGTGATCAAGATTCTTTAAACGAATTTTACAGACAGTTCCCAAGAACCGAAGAGCATGCGTTTAGAGATGAAACAAAGAATAGTATATTTAACCTAACGAAAATATACGAGCAAATAGATTATAACGAAGAGACTGCAAGGCCTATTAAAGGAAACTTTCAATGGGAGAACGGAGTTAAAGATTCAAAGGTTTTATTTGTTCCTGATTTAAATAACGGTAGGTTTAATATATCTTGGGTTCCAGGTACACACTTGCAAAACAAAGTGATACTAAAGAACGGGCTTAAGTTTCCTGGCAACGAGCATATAGGAGCTTTCGGTTGTGATAGTTACGATATATCAGGGACAGTAGATGGAAGAGGTTCTAAAGGTGCATTGCACGGACTTACTAAGTTTAGCATGGAAGATGCACCACCTAATACTTTCTTCTTAGAATACATAGCTCGACCACAAACATCTGAGATATTTTTCGAAGATGTTTTAATGTCTTTGGTTTTTTATGGCATGCCAATACTAGCAGAGAATAACAAACCACGTTTATTGTATTATTTAAAGAGGAGAGGTTATAGAGGATATTCAATGAACAGGCCTGATAAGACTTGGAACAAGTTATCACCTGCTGAAAAAGAAATAGGTGGTATACCTAACTCTAGTGAAGATATAAAGCAAGCCCACGCATCAGCGATTGAAAGTTATATATCAAGCTATGTAGGTTTAAACGAGCAAGGCGACTACGGTAATATAGAATTTAATAGAACGCTTAACGATTGGGCTAAGTTTGATATAAATAAACGAACGCAGTTTGACGCGTCTATCAGTTCTGGACTTGCTATCATGGCTTGCAATAGACATATGTATCAACCTAAAACAGAAAGACAAACAAATAAATTGAGCTTTGGCTTTTCAAAGTTTGATAACAAAGGAGCAATATCAAAGATAATTGAGTAATGATTAAAACTAAAACTAAATCCGTTTTCCCTAGTCAGGCAGTGCCTGATGAGGAGAAGTCAAGCTTTGACTACGGCCTGCAAGTTGCTAAGGCAGTTGAGGCGGAATGGTTTGACAGAGACGGTGGTAGCTCTAGGTATTATGACACCAAAAATAGGTTTCATGAGCTTAGGTTATATGCTAGAGGCGAACAGTCAGTCCAGAAATACAAAGATGAATTATCTATCAACGGTGATTTGTCTTATCTAAACTTAGACTGGAAGCCAGTTCCAATTGTTCCTAAATTTGTTGATATCGTTGTCAATGGTATATCTGAAAGATTATACAAAATAAAAGCCTTCTCGCAAGATCCTGCGTCTATTAAACAGAGAACAGACTACGTAGAGGCAATGATGGAAGACATGCAGTTCAAGACGTTCAAGCAAACTGTGCAAGAACAAACTGGTGTTAATACATTTAACAATGATCCAGCTGCTATACCTGAAGACGATGATGAGCTAGCAATACACATGCAGTTAGATTATAAGCAAGGTGTAGAGATAGCAGAAGAAGAAGCGCTAGATAACTTGTTCAACTTAAATAAATATAGTTTAATCAAGAAGAGATTAGATTACGACTTAACTGTACTTGGTATTGCCTGTGTTAAAAACGGTTTCAATACAGCTGAAGGAGTTACAATCGAGTATGTAGATCCGGCAAATATAGTTTACTCGTACAGTGAGTCACCATACTTTGACGACTTGTATTACGTTGGTGAAGTCAGAAGAATTACTTTAACGCAATTAAAGAAGCAATTCCCTAACCTAACCCAAGAGCAACTAGAAGATTTAGAAAATAAATACCAAAGCTCTAATTACGATAGGTACAATTATTACCCTGAGCATCGTCAAGACAAAGACTATATTAATGTATTGTACTTCGAGTATAAGACATTCAACACACAAACTTACAAGATAAAGCAAACTGCAACTGGTGCTGATAAAGCTATAGAAAAAGCAGACACGTTTAATCCACCTAAAGATCAAAGAGCTAGATTTGAAAGAGTATCAAGATCTATTGAGGTTGTTTATTCTGGTGTAAAGATATTAGGTCACGACATAATATTAGACTGGAAGCTATGTGAAAACATGACGCGTCCAAAGTCTGATATAACAAAGGTATCTATGGGTTATAACATAGTGGCCCCAAGAATGTACAAAGGAGTTGCTGAGTCATTAGTAAGTAGAATGATGACGTTTGCTGATATGATTCAGTTAACGCATTTGAAGCTACAGCAGGTTATGTCTCGTATGGTACCAGATGGTGTTTACTTAGACGCCGACGGTATCGCTGAGATCGACTTAGGTAACGGTACAAACTACAATCCACAAGAAGCGTTGAATATGTATTTCCAAACTGGTTCTGTTATTGGTAGATCAATGACACAAGATGGAGACTTTAACAATGCAAGAGTACCTATCCAAGAGTTACAAACCAGTGGTGGTAACGCTAAGATATCTGCGCTTATTAATTCTTATAATTACTACTTGCAGATGATTAGAGATGTCACAGGCTTAAACGAAGCTAGAGATGGTAGCAAGCCAAATGAGAACTCTTTGGTTGGATTACAAAAACTAGCCGCAGCAAATTCAAACGTCGCTACTAAGCACATACAGGATGGAGGCTTATACCTCACTCTTAAAACAGCAGAGGCGTGCTCTCTTAGAATATCTGACGTACTTGAATACTCTAACACTCAAAACCAATTTGTACAGTCTTTAGGGCGATTTAACGTGGGTACACTTAACGAAGTAAAACAGCTACATTTGCATGACTTCGGTATATTCTTAGAAATAGAACCTGATGAAGAAGAGAGAACTAGACTAGAGAATAATATTCAAATGGCATTGCAACAGCAGGTTATTAATCTAGAAGACGCTATAGATATTAGAAACATAAGAAATAGTAAGCTGGCTAATCAATTGCTTAAGGTTAGAAAGTCTAAGAAGATGGCACTTGATCAACAGATGAAAGAGCGTAACATACAGATGCAAGCTCAAGCAAACCAAGAATCATCTAGAGTTGCAGCAGAGGCTGAGATGCAAAAGCAACAAGCACTAGCATCTACTGAAATACAAATACATCAAGCTAAGAATCAATTCGAAATAGAAAAGATGGAAAGACAAGCTCAAATAAAGTTTGATCTGATGGAGAAAGAGTTCCAATTGAATATGCAGCTTAAAGATGCAGAAAGTCAAGTGATAAAGGATAAGGAGAAGTATAAAGAAGATCGTAAAGACGAAAGAACTAGAATACAAGCTACTCAGCAGTCTGAAATGATCGAACAAAGAAAGCAAAACGCACCTGCTAAAAGATTCGAGTCCGCTGGATTTGATAACTTAGGAGGTTTTGACTTGGAGCAGTTTGAACCAAGATAAAAACAAACAAACACTTATATAATATTATATCATGGAAGAAATTAAAGACGAACAACCAGTTGTAGAACAGGAGGTAACACCAACTGAAGAAGCACCGGTTGAAGAACCAAAAGTTAAAAGCGAAGTATTAGAAGACGGAACTTACAGAGTAGGTTTCTCAGACACTAACGAAACGCCAACAACAGAAGAGCCACAGGCGCCAGAAGAACCAACAGTAGAAGAGGATGTTCCTGTTTTACAAGAAGTTACTGAAGAGCCTGAAGTTGAAGAGCCACTTACAGAAGAGCCACAGCAAGAAACAGTTCAAGAAGAAACTGTAGCTCAGGAGCAACCATCGGTTGATTTGCCTGAAGGGATTGAAAAGCTAGTTGAATTCATGAAAGAGACTGGTGGAACAATTGAAGACTACGCTAGGCTAAATGCAGATTACAGTGGCGTAGACGATAAAGCTCTACTAGTTGAATACTACAAGGCGACTAAACCTCATTTAAGTCTAGATGAAATAAACTTCGTTATCGAAGATAAATTCGATTACGATGAAGACATGGACGAAGATAGGGATATAAGAAGAAAAAAGCTCGCGTACAAAGAAGAGATCGCACAGGCTAGAAATCATTTAGAGGGCATGAAGTCCAAATATTACCAAGAGCTTAAGTTAGGCTCTAGGCTTACTAAAGATCAACAGCAAGCAATAGATTTCTTTAACAGGTACAACGAGGAACAAAAATCGGTGGAAGAACTAACCACCAAACAGCAGCAACACTTTCAAGCTGAAACAAATAAAGTTTTCAACGATAAGTTCAAAGGTTTTGATTTTCAAGTCGGCGAAAAGAAATATCGTTTCAATGTGAAAGATGTGCAAGAAACAAAGCAAGCTCAAAGCAATGTTATGAATGTGTTCGATAAGTTTATCGGCCAAGACAATTTACTTAACGACGCTAAAGGTTATCACAAGTCTTTGTTTGCTGCACGTAATGCTGATGCACTTGCTAATCACTTTTACGAACAAGGTAAAGCCGACGCAGTTAGAGATATGACTGCTCAAGCTAAAAACATCAAAGTCGATCGTACTACATCTGATGGTATGGTAAACGCTGGTGGTACTAAAGTAAGAGTTATTAGTGGTGAAAATAGTTCAACAACAAAATTGAAACTAAAAAATTACTAAAAACTAAAAACAAAACAAAATGGCAAATGTATCTTTTGCAGGACCTGCGGCCGCTGGTGTCGTAAGTCCTTCGTATGAAAAAATGACCCTAGCTGGAAACTATTTGGATATCCAAAATAACGGTTGGGCACAACAATACCTTCCTGAGCTTTATGAGCAGGAGGTTGACAGATATGGTAACCGTACCATCTCTGGATTCTTAGCAATGCTTAGCGCTGAAATGCCTATGCAATCTGATCAGGTTATCTGGTCTGAGCAAGGCCGCTTGCACTTAGCTTATACTGGTGAAATTAATCCAGTTACAGGTGCGGTTGATGCTATCAAAAATATCGACAGTAACGCTTCTGAAGCTCACGCTGTACGTAAAGGCGCTACTGTAGTAGCTGTTGTAAACAACGTGGTATTTAAAGCTTTAGTTACAGCTGGTGTAGAGACTTCTACTTCTGGTTTAACTATCAAGCCTTACGGCGCTGAAAACGTTGATGACTTAGCTGGTATTGCTGTTACTGACAATCAGGTTATTAAGTTCTTTGTATACGGTTCTGAGTTTGACAAAGGAACTGATACAATGACCGAGTCTATCGAGCCTAACTTTAAGACTTTCACTAACCGTCCTATGATCATCAAAGATCATTTCGAAGTTAACGGTTCTGACACTGCTCAGATCGGTTGGATCGAGGTTGCTGGTGAGTCTGGTCAAGGTGGTTACTTATGGTACTTGAAGTCTGCTGGTGATACTCGCAGTCGTTTCAACGACTACTTAGAGATGTCAATGGTTGAAGCTGAAAAAGCTGAGACTGCATCTGTTGTAGGTGTTGAAGGTACTGAAGGTTTATTCTCTGCTATTGAGAATCGTGGTATCGTAGCTACTAACTTGGTAGACGTTGCTTCTGATGCTTTAGCTGATTTCGATAGCTTACTTGCTGAATTAGACAAGCAAGGTGCAATTGAAGAGAACATGCTTTACTTAGATCGTACTTCTAACTTAGTATTCGATGATATGCTTGCTGGTCTTTCAGCTGGTACTCAAGGTGGTACTGCTTACGGAGTATTTGAAAACTCTGAGGACATGGCATTGAATCTTGGTTTCACTGGATTCCGTCGTGGATCTTACGACTTCTACAAGACTGATTGGAAATACTTGAACGATGCTTCTACACGTGGACACGTTGGTGGCGTTAAGGGTGTTATTATCCCTGCTGGTACTTCTTCAGTTTACGATCAAACTGTTGGTGCTAACGTTCGTCGTCCATTCTTGCACGTACGTTACCGCGCTGGTCAAGCTGACGATCGCAAGCTTAAGTCTTGGGTTACTGGTTCTGTAGGTGGAGCAGTTACATCTAACATCGACAAGATGGAGATTAACTACCTATCTGAGCGTTGCCTAGTAGTTCAAGCTGCTAACAACTTCGTATTATTGAAGTAATACTTTTATAGAGATACGGGGCGTCTAACGGCGCTCCGCATCTTTATTTTTAAATATTTATTTTATTATATTATGACAAAGCAAACTAAAACAGCCACTACGTGGCAAACCAAAGATAGATTGTACGAATTGAAAGGTGGTAAAATTCCGCCCGTATATATCTTAAAATCAAGATCTATGTATTTCTTCGATGAAGAATTAGGCATGGAAAGAGAAATTAAATTCTGCAGAAACCAACAAACAGTTTTTGTAGACGAAATGAAAGGACCTCAGCGTCTTGGTCATATTGTATTTAGGAACGGTAAATTAATGGTGGAAAAAGAGCAAGTGATCTTGCAGAAGTTTTTATCACTATACCATCCTGAGAGAGACTTAGTATACGAAGAATACAACGCAGAGCAAGTAGCCGAAGCTGATATCGATATTTTAGAGATGCAACTAGAAGCAATGAACGTGGCTAAAGCATTAGAAGTTGATAGAGCAGAAGCAGTACTACGTACTGAGTATGGCTCTGATGTCACTAAGATGACTTCTAAGGAGCTTAAGCGCGATGTATTGATATTTGCTCAGAATAATCCTGGAATGTTCTTAGAGTTAGTTAATGATGAAAATATTAATATTAGGAACATTGGTATTAAAGCTGTAGAGCAAAACATTATTAAGTTATCTGAAGATCAACGAACATTTAAGTGGGGAAGTAATGGTAGAAAGTTAATCACTGTACCATTTGATGAAAACCCATACTCGGCATTGGCCGCATATTTTAAGACAGATGATGGTATTGAAGTTTACCAAACTGTCGAGAAAAAACTAAAATAACTAATGTAGTCAAGGGCGGGGCAACTCGCCCTTAGGCTATAATCAAAAAAGAATTATGGCTATCAACGTAAATAAAGTTTATAAATCCGTTTTATCGATATTGAACAAAGAAGAACGAGGTTACTTAACACCTTATGAGTTCAATAACTTAGCAAGACAAGCTCAGCTAGAATTACTAGATAGCTTGTTTTATCAGTACAACCAGTTTTTAAATATTGAAAACATAAATCGGACGAACGAAGGTTACGCTGATTTAGCAGAAAAAATACAAGAGCAGATAGATGAACATTATAAGTCTGCTACATTAACTCCATCAAGTGGCAAGGTTACTGTACCTACAGATGCGTACAGAATATTAGATGTAACCATGCGTAATCACGGGTTGAAGGTAGAGAAGGTAGATAAAGTAAGATTACCTTTTTTAAAATCATCGCCTTTAACTAAACCATCAAGTACTTTTCCTATTTACTATCAAGAGGCAACTGAGGTTGTTTTCGATCCTAGCATTACAGAGAATGTAGCTGTTAACTATATTGCAAAACCAAGTGATCCTAGATTTGGATATATTGTCAATACGCAATACGGTACGGAAATTTACGATCCTAATACGTTCGTTGACGGTGGAATTATAGTTGGTAGTAGAGGTACAGGTATAGTAACTACGAACTCTTCAAACGCTACCACTACGTCAACGGTAACGGTAGGAAGCGGAGGAGTAACAACAACTGGAAGCGGAACAGGCGCCGTTATAAAGTTAACTATTAGTAGTAATGAAGTATCAGCAGTCGAAGTAACTAGTGCAGGTTCTGGATTCGTAAATGGTGATCAAATAGAAATACCAACAAGCATAATTGGAGGTTCAACAAATGTAGTCTTAACACTTAGAGTGCAAGACTTGTATGCTACTACAAATCAAGGCTCTACTGATTTTGCACTTCACGAATCGTTAGAAACAAACTTGATACTATCTATATTAGGTTACGCTGGATTAATAATAAAAGATCCATCTATAGTACAAGGTGTCACACAGCTGGCTTCAGCTGACGCCATGAATAAAAAACAACAATAATACAAAATGGGATTACTAGGAACAACTACAGCAGAACAGTATTATAGCCTGAGTCAGAAGTTTACAACTACGTCTGCTCAAGTAACTAGCGGTGAATATCAATTGACCGTTCAAGATCTACCAGATAGCATCGATGGGTTTATCATAGAAGATGACGGAGTAGAAGTAGATCAATCTAATTATAGCTATGACGCTGTGTCTGGGTTAATTACTTTTAGTTCTAGTAAACCAGCATTAAGCTCTGTAGTTACCGTAAAGTTTGTAGATAGATCATTAGGTGACTATAGGTATATAACGCTTGAAGACTTTGTTAATAACTTTATGTATGGCTACACTGGAGAAGGCAAAGTGCTAAACAAAGTTAGAAGATCTGATATACTATTTCATGCTAAAAGAGGTATACAAGAGTTTTCTTACGATATATCTAAAATAGAAAAAATACAAGAATTAGATATACCACCGAACTTAACGTTACCAATGCCACAAGACTACGTACAATACACAATGTTGTCTTGGGTAGACACAGCAGGACTTGAGCATCCTATATTTCCAACGAGAGAATTAACAAGCAGACCGTCTCAGTCAGTTGCGCAGGATGACAATGGTAACTATTTGTTTAACAGCGATGGTTCTGTAACTCAAATAAATCCATCAGTTACTCAAACTAGATTTGAAGAGTTTGATTTATATACTTTTAGCGGTAACTTAAAAGATGACGATTATTGGTTATATACTCATTATATAGCAAATAGAGTTTTCAATAGAGGTAGTAGATATGGCATCGATGCTTCTAGGGCTAACTCAAATGGTATGTTTGTAGTTGACGAAGCCAATGGACAATTCGGATTTACTAGTGACTTAGCTGGTAAAACTATATTAATAAAATACATATCAGACGGATTAGGTACTGATGCAGAAATGAAGGTTTCCAAGCTCGCCGAAGACGCGCTATACAAATATGTATACCATGCTATACTTTCAACTAAGCTAAATATACCTGAATATCAAATAAGAAGAGCTCAGAAAGAACGATTCGCTGCAATGCGCAATGCTAAAATAAGGTTGTACAATTTTAATACGACTGAAATGGCGAATGTAATGAGAGGTAAAAGCAAACATATTAAACATTAATTAAATGCCCGAAATTAAACAGAACTTTACCAAAGGTAAAATGAACAAAGACCTCGATGAGAGGTTAATACCTAAGGGAGAATATAGAGAAGCTCAAAATATACATATATCAGAATCTGAAGGTTCTGACGTAGGCGCTATTGAAAATATATTAAGCAACGATAAGCTAACAACTGCTATATCAGGCCTAGGTACTAACTCTTCCGGCGAAGGCTACGATGTTATAGGCTACTGCAAAGATCTGGCAAATAAAAGAGTAGTTTACTTTATAACTAATTTTTCAAGCACAACCTTTGTTGATGACATAAGAGGCATAAATAGAGCATTAAATGTTGGTACAAGACAGTATGCTTTTAATCTTGGACATGATTGCGCCATAGTACTTTACGATATAGAAAACAAAAACCAAAAAATACTAGCTAAAGGACCTTGGCTCAACTTTAGTAAAAATCACTTAATAACTGGTTCAGCCATAATAGAGGATCTTTTATTTTGGACAGATAATCTTAATCAACCCAGAAAGATAAATATAAATACAGCTATAGAAGAGGGACCTGATTACTATGACTGCGAAGAGAATATAAGTGTAGCAAAGTATGCGCCTTACAAAGCCATAATGCTAAGCGATGACGAAGCCAGTATTGGTTCGCTTCCAAACATAGATCCACAAGTAAAATCAGAGTATACTAAAGAAAGATTCATAAGGTTCTCTTATAGATATAAATACGAAGATGGAGAGTATTCTTTGATAGCACCTTTCACGCAGGCTGTTTTTGAACCTTTAAACGGAGGTAAAATCACTAACAGTGATGATGACGATGAAAGAAACTCTACAGCTAACGAACCAAGAGTATTAACTGGTAAAAAAGAAGTTTACAAAAAAGGCCTTGTTGATATAATGCAGAATAGAATAAACACTATGAAGCTTATGATTCCATTGCCTAATAAAGACGAGTTTAAAACTGGCTTGGCTAATCCAAGCGCAGGTTCTTATGATAATCCGTATAGAATAAAAGAAATAGACATACTGCTAAAAGAATCCAACGGTATATCTTTTAAGCTAGTTAAGACTATAAAAATAGACGAAGTAGACACGGATGACATATTAGTCTACACTCATCAGAGTAGAAGTGATACTAGCTTACATAAGAGGCATGCATTAAGATACCAATACACTTCAACAGAACCCACTAGTGTATTGCCTGAAGGCCAAGTGAACAGGGTGTACGACCAAGTACCATTAATGGCTAAAACTCTAGAGGCTGTTGGAAATAGAATAGTATTCGGAAACTATGTTGAAAACTACAATTATCCAACAGATGTAAACAATAGAAAAGGAATAAACTACACAGTAACAGAAACCACAAAAGGACAAATAGATCAAGCTGGCCAAAGTGCTAGTGAGCCTTACATGTATGGGCTTAAGCAGTGGCTTAGTAAAACATACAAGTATCATACGGTAAAGCAAAGACGAACTTATCAAGTGGGTATTGTTTTTTCTGATGCATTTGGCAGGCAATCACCTGTTATATTATCCTCTAATAAACAATTTGATAATCCAGATACTATAACCGTATCTCCTGAAACTAATAACTATGGTGCTAATGCGGATGCTGTTTGGGATAGTAATATAAATTCCTATGGAAAGTCTTTGTCTATAAAGTTTGAAGAAAATGACTTAACAAATGACGATAAGTTTGTTGCTAGCTTACCATTCGGGGCAACACCGGTCGAATATCAAAAAAGATTGGATTATAATCCACATGGATGGTACTCGTATCGTATAGTAGTAAAACAACAAGAGCAGGAATACTACAACGTATACGCGCCACATGCATTTGATGGTTGGGATAATATTAAAGAAATACCTAATGATAGCTTGAGCGGAGGAAGAAGTTGGTTGTCTTTGCATGGTGATAATATTAATAAGATACCAAGATCTATAAACGATTCAGACGTTAATAGAGAAGGAACAATGGGTTCAGACGTTAGACTTTACCCTAAAGTTGTGTTTAGCTCTAGAACTGGTCTAAGACCTTCCGAAGTCGATATAAGCAATATAACGAACAATCAAATAGATATAACGCAAGAAGCAGACACAGATGTTATATTCACGTTAGAAGTTGGAGTTACCGATGGGGTAACAACTAGCGGAAACGGTAGTGAAGCTATAATAAAACTAACAAGTACTTGCGGCCCTACAGAAAATCAAGGAACAATCACAGCTTTGGAAGTAGTAGAACCAGGCGTTAACTTTAAAGTTGGAGATACAATAACTATAACAGAAGCTGCAATCCCGCAGCAAACAGCTGGCAATATAGTTATAACTCTAGCAGCTGTAGATGTGTTTAGTACCGAAGGAGAATCAAAACAAAATACCTCTTATCATGAATTAGCAGAGGTCATAAGTCTTGGTACAATGTATGAGCAAAATCTCTACATATCTGGCGATGATAACAAGTCTGGAACCGGTGGGTTTACTGGATATAAATTTATATATGGTAAAGATAAAAATCCACTAGTAGCAGAGATACAGAACTTAAAAGCATACACTGGTGATGCAAGTAATAACAAAGCTGCAGTTTATTGGTCTAGAAGTAATGTAAATAAAGGAACGAGCATTAACTTAGACTCTGATCAAATAGGGACAGCGGCATCAATTGGTAATGATGAACTAAATGACTACTCTATTAATTTCACTAGTTTGTCTTTACATACAGATGTGACAGTAACTGATACTACATCTGCTCAACAAGTAATCACTATATCTAGCCCGCAAGTCGTTACAGCTGCTGACAAGTTGGTATTTAGTAAGTACTACGAAGGTCTTTCTGTTTTTGAAACAGAACCTTTCTTTTCCAATATAGATATATATTACGAGACATCGACAAGTGGATTAGTTGCTGACCTAGTGAAAGAAATAGTAGTAGCCCAATCAGACTTACCTACTGGCTTAACAATAAAGCAAGACACTTACAGCTTTGGAGCTGGACAAGAACCATTGGGTACATCAGGTCCACAATATGGCTCAAGAGCGTTCTTGTATGAAAATATTGTTTCTGGCACTAACATAGGAGATTTAGACGCAACAAAACCTGCTTCTCGATCAACAAAAAATTTAAGTTTTTCTTTGCGAAAAGCGACAGTAAAAGGGACTAATGAAAACGTAACAAATAAATTTATAATAGTTCTTGAAAGCTCTACTTACAAAGTACAAACAAGCGGTGATTTTGTTTTCACTGGATCTAACGATACTATATCTTTGCTTATAGCAATAACAGACGAAAGTGTATCTGATGGTCAAACAGCTTATTTAGAAGTTCAAGTAGAAGTAAAAAATTCCGTGCCAACTATAACGTCATTGCCGTCTTCGGTAAGCGTTAGAATAGACGTTGGAGATAACGCTAAAGTTATATCTGCAAGTAACGACTATACTAACGGAGGAGCTCTAGCTAGTGGATTTTTCAACAAATATAGCGATGTTGTCATAACGCACTCTTTTACAGATAACTCATTAAATAACTTATTTAAGATAGTAACAGAAGGCTTAGAAGATGGCAAGTATGAACTAAGGACAACAGGAGAGTGGGATATAGAATCAGCTCAAAATTTCTTCGCTAGAAGCGGGTTAGATGGAAGTAGAACGATAACGATAACCGCAACAGACTCTGGGGGCTTATCTGCTACTACTTCAACTAGAATAGACGAAGACTCACTAGGTTTAGCTAGCGGTTGGCTTTGGGAGCAGACAAACCCTCCAGCCGCTGGAGCTAGTCAGCAAGTGATTGCTGATAGCATATACTCACTAGTTGGCGGAACACCTAGCAATGGAACTTGGTATTACGCGACGCAAGGCGTCGGTAGCGAAGCTCCAGAAGAACAAACAGAAGCATATCAAAGAACGTGGGATCCTGGATGGAAGCTATACGTTGGCAACAAATTGTACACGAACAAAAACCTATCAAGCTTTATTCCTTCTGGCACATATGTAGGATTATATGCTTATTACTGGGGTCCTGATGGTAGCCCTGCTATTGCGCAAACAATTACAGTTAACAGCTCTGGAGAAATCACATCTATATCATCACAAGTAGTTTATCTTCAATAAACAATATGAGCAAAGAAATAGAAATAAGTTATTACAACGCTTTCGTACTATACGGAGGTGTAGACATTGGGAACGCAGACGGACAAGCTTGGCATGTCGAAGAATCTAGAATCAAAGGAGACTTCAATGGGGTAAGTACTGATTATGGTGCTAGAGCGTATACTACGGATAATGAATATGGTATTCGCCGTAGAGGTAATGCTATGATGTATTCTGGAGTGTACAACTCTAAAACAAAAACTAATAATACTAATCAGTTTTCTATAGCTGAGTCTATAACTAGAGCAGTTGATATATCAGACGGAAATATACAACATTTACATTCAGAAGATGGAAACTTAAGCGTATTCCAACAACATAGAGTTCTCAAAGCGCTGATAGACAAGGATGCTGTTTATACAGCTGAAGGCGTCGGCATAACAGCTACAGGGAACCAAGTTATAGGGCAAACAATTCCATATGCTGGTAAATATGGTATATCTGATAATCCAGAAAGCTTTGCTTTTTTTGGTAGTAGAAAATACTTTGTTGATAGACAGCGTGGAACTGTAATGAGATTGTCTCAAAACGGATTGGAACCAATATCAAAATATGGAATGAATGATTTCTTTAGAGACAATTTAAAGAAACTAAGAGCACCATTAGCGGCAGGATTAGCAGAAAAAGGCAAAGTATATGGTATGTACGACGAAAGACATGGAGAATACATAGTGTCTATGCAGCGTAGCAACGTGATAGGAGGAAAGAAGACAACTGCAACGTCACCTACTACTACTGATCAAAATGGGTTTTTAACTCTAGGCTTTAGTGAAATGTCTAACGGATGGGTTAGTTTTTATTCTTATAAACCAACATTTGGATTTAGCATGATGAATGAGTTTTACACTTTTAACACTGATCAGTTGTACATGCATTATGCAGAGAATGGAAACTACAATAACTTTTACAATTCTACTTATAATGATCCTTCTTACGTGACATTTGTAATGAACGACTCTATAAGTAGCACGAAGACATTCATGACTGTAAATTACGAAGGTTCTACTGGTTGGAGAATGGATAGAGCACAAGCAGAAAATGTTTCTAAGCCTGGATATACCAATAGCGTTCAGAAAGAAGAAGCATATAAAATACCAGAGAATGGTGTAACTATAATAGGTGCAGACGGATTACCTATAGAGGTAGGGTTTAGGCTTAGAGAAAGTAAATACTATGCAGACTTAAAGCAGAAAGTCCCTTACAATTCGGCTGACTATAATTCTAACTTTAACAATAGCACATTGAATACAACACTGGGTATAAAAGGTTACCATTTAGAAATAGACATGTTATATCATGAGCCTACAGGTAACGGAAAACTAGTTGAGTTATTCGCAGTATCAAACGAAATTAAAATATAAGTATGGCAGCATTTTTAGCAATGGCAGGCGCACAAGTAATTGGCGGACTAGTAGGAGCGGCAACTTCGGCTTATCAAGCTAGACAGTCTCAAAAGCAAGCTGACAAGTTTCAAGCAACGCTAGATAGAGAACTAGCCAATAGACCAGAAGTACAAAATCTTTCTGGTCAAATACAAAACCAATACGCAAATCTACAAGTAGCAACAGGAGCAGCAGAAATGCAAGCAGAAGAAGCAGATGTTTCCCTTGCTAACACATTAGACACATTAAGAGCAACAGGCATGGGAGCTGGTGGTGCAACAGCATTAGCACAGGCCGCGCTTAGAAGTAAAAGAGGTGTAGCAGCTAGCATAGAACAACAAGAAGCTAAAAACGCAGAGCTAAGAGCGAAGGGAGCGATGCAAGCTCAGCGAGAGAGAGTAGCTCAACAAAATAGAGAATTTGACATTAGAGATGCAAGATCTCAGCAAGCAATAGAGAGAGCTTCCAATTTATTAGATGCGCAAAATCAACAAACTCAAATGAACAAGCAAGCTATGTATTCTAGCTTAGGTAGTGCACTTGGAGCTGCAGGCGGAACATTAGGTGCTGCTAAGCTAAATCAAGGCCAAGGTGAAACATTTAAAAATAGTTTAGTAGCGCTAGGTGCTTAAATCAAAATCAACACATGAGTTATAGTAATCCAAAAATATACTTACAAGATCCATTGGCTTTTGCTAATAGCTTTAAAAAGGCTTTTCAGGCTGGCTTTCAAGGAGTAGAAGACCACATAGCTACAGTTAGGAGTCAAGTAGAGCAGAAGAACAAGGCGTTAAGAAAGACTGGTGAGGACTTGCAAGATGCTATTGATAAAAGTAAAAACCTAACTGGTACTTGGTCTAATAAGCTAGCTGAAGCTGGTAGCTTTTGGATGCAAGATAATAGAGCTTTTGAAAAAAGAAACGAAGAAGGTGGAGCATTAACAAATGTAGCATCGGCAAGAGCTCTCGGTGGATCATCTGCTGCTGGTATGCAAAAAGCAGAAGGTAGTTTTAAAGGAGTAGCAACTCAGCTGAACCAAATATCTGAGTTTCTAGTAGACAGTAGAAAATATAAAGACGTAGACAAGTCTAATAAAGACTATGCAGATATTCAAATGATAATGGACTACGCCAAGTCCAATCCAGAGTCACTAACTGTAGAGCAATATGGTGATGATTTTTCTGCATACATCACATATCCAAACCCTAACGGAGAGCTAACTGGAGAAGATGGTCAGAAATATTCTACCATACCCACTGATGTACTTGGAGCTAAGTTAACTACGCTTCAAGGCAGAGAAGATTTCGATAAGCAGTTTGACGATGTTGTAGATAAGTTCAAGAACACAATAAAAAGCGGAGTAGATAGAGATAAAGAGGAAGCAAGAAAAAACAATCAAGATCTTTTTATAGATGGCATAAAGCGTACTAAAGAAGAAACTGAACCTATGCTTAGAAGAATGTATCTAAGCGAAAAGACTAGACAAAATACAGCTGGTGGTCCTGGTTTCTTTGAAAAAACATTTGCCAATTTAGGTGATAACGTACCTTTTGATTTCGAACCCAACGTAGAAGTGTATGGCAATACTCAAAAAGAGTTATTTGCTAAAACACAAATAGGTAAAAACATTATAGATAGGATTGACAATAATGAAAATAAAGAAACCGTCAATCAATTACTTAGAGCTGTATTAGATCTTCCATTAAGTGATAAAAGAATGGATGGTTATATCGGTGAACTAAGCAAAGCTGGTTTACTAAGTGAAGCTGAAGTTCCAGAAATATACGAAGCATTGCAAGAGTATCAATTTCAAGTTGTAAAAGAAGTAGTAGACTTGGACGTTGTAGCTAGCGGCGTTGATAGTCAATCAGTATTAAGAAAAAGACAAAGACCATACGGCTCGAACAGTAAAACTAAACCATCAAGCTTGTCTCCGGAAGACGAAGAAGTTTTAACAAGCATGTGGAATTATAAAGGCGAAAACATGCAGTTTATACCAGGGGATAAAGAATTAGAAACTGGAGGTACGGTAACTTCATTAGATGAAGGTAAAGCTTTTACTAGAGGGAAAGTCAGAGCTAGTGGTAGACAGCAAGACGTAGAATTTGTAGAGCAAAAACAAGGATCTGAAAAGCTTAAAATATTTTATGGTCAGCAAGGAAGATCGAAAGAAGTAGATAAAAAAGATCCAGATGCTATGTTTTTTGCATTTAAAGATTTAGCTATTGGCAAGGTGAAACAAAAAGACTTCAATAATATTATGCTTAAAGAGTTTAGCACAGATAACGGATTAGCTAGGCTTGACAATAACGGTATGTCCAAGTGGGTTAAATGGTTGAGTAGAAGAGGACAAAAAGATAGATTGATAAATTACTTAGCTGAAAAACAATCTAGAGGAATACCATTGATGTCTTCTACTATTAACACATGGGAAGATTTTTACAAAGAGAACAAAAAAGCAATTGATCTTAAAATGATCAACGCCGCAAGAGCAAACAAATAAAATAAAATGGAAAGACAGCAATACATACAAGACTTAGTTAATCAAAACTTAACTGACGAAGAAATTCTTGCAAAGCTAGATGAGTTTGATAACGATACAGACCCGCCAAAAAAGACCACAGATCCCTTGAAACAGGAGACAAGCACGGGATCTACAAACGATATGGTCTCCAACTTGGAAGGTGGTTCATTGGAGTCACCTACAGGTAATTTATATGGATTTGAAGTTGACGAAGAAAAACAACCAAAACCTAAAACTGAAGTTTCTAAAGAAGTGTTTCTGCCTGGGCTAGAAAAATATCCTGGTTTAGAAAAAATGCTGACGTCTGGTAAGTATTCAAAATCAGATTTAGCTAATATGGGTTTGATTATTGATGAAGAAGGAGACGTAGAAATAGAAAAGATAGCACCTGTAGATATAAAAGTAAAAAAGAGACCTAGTAATTTAACTGAAGTTAAAACATTTGGAGAAAGATTAAAAGCTAGTGCTTTACAAATAGAATCAGATATACTTAAAATACCTTTACTAGCTAACAGGGCAAACATGGCTATTAGAAGATTGTTTATGACTGATGAACAAAAACAAGGCTTTGATAGACTAAGTCCTAAAGCTCAAGATATATATGCTCAAGCTATAGGCTTGACACCTTCTATAGAAGCTTCTAAAAAAGCAAAAGAACTAGATATAGAAATACAAGAAATAGAAAAAGGACTACCACAGTACACAGAAGGTATAGTAGAAGATTTCCAAATAGGTAATTACTCTAGAGGTTTTGCTAGAACGTTTAGCAACATAGGTGGTTTGTTGCCTTCCATAGGTGAAGCATTTGTACCTGTAGTTGGTTTACCTACTATAGGTCTACAGTCTGCGGCTTCAGCTTCTGAGGAAGCTATAAAAGAAGGTAAAAAAATAGACGCTGGTTTAATAGCTTATAGTGCAACTAGAGGAGCATCAGAAGCCTTGTTAGAAATAACAACTAGAAGACTTGGAAAGTCTTTATTTAAGTCATTAGCTAACAAGCCAAGAGCAATAATTAAAAAGAACTTAACTGAGATATCCAAAGGAGTAATAAAAGAAGGAGGCAAAGAAGGAGCATCCGAAGTTAGCACCGAAGTTATTAATAAGCTAGCCGATGACATATACTTAAATAAAGACTTTAAAACTAGCGAATCTTGGGGAGAGTTCGCTGATGTTTTCTTCCTGTCTTTTATTACAGGTGGTGGCATAAAGGCAGCTAGTAACACTATAGAACTATCTAAATCAATAACAGAAGATAAAATAGTTAATAGAGTATTAAATAAAACAAACTACAACAACGTATCTGATGCTTTTATTTCTGGAGCTTCTGACTTAGAGTCTATAGATATAGCTAAAAACAAGTATACTGAAAACGTACTTAAAAACGAGTTACAAATAAAAGAAAAGCTAGGCGAAATAACAGAGCAAGAGTCTAAAGATATACAAGCAAACTTTAACAGGACTAAGGCTGCTGTAAATATATCAGAAAAACTAGGAATAGAAAAAGAACTTTCTGAAGAAACGGTATCTTTAATAAAAGAAAGAGCAGATATTAATCAGCGAGTTCAAGACGCTGGTGATAACAAAGCGATTGTTTCAGATGATATAAATAGATTAAAACAAGTAGATGAACGCCTAGCGCAAATAGGGATTGAAAACAAAACTCTTAAAACTACTAAAAATGTAGCTAAGATAGTAGAAGGTATTGACAACGTAGAAATAATAACTGCAGAGAACACAGAAGAAGCAAACGCTATAGCTGAAGAGCAAGACATAGATAAGAAAGCTTCATTTGAACAAGGCTACATAGCTCAAAGATCTGATGGCAAGCAAACTATTGTTATTAATAAGGAAGTAGCAAACAAAGATCAAGCAGTTAACGTAGCATCACATGAGCTGTTACATGCTGTATTGTTTAAAACTGTTGGTGAAAACCAAGAAGTAGCAAAATCATTAGCAGCTTCGTTGGAAAAAGAAATAGAAAAAATAGATCCATCTATACTAGAGCAAAGCGAATTCAAAGATAGACTTAGTAGATACAGCTCAGATGCAAAACCCGAAGAGACACTTACTTTATTTGCCGATGCTGTTGCAACTGGAGAAATAGAGTTTGAAGAAAGCTTGTTTCAAAAAATAGGTGGATCAATAAGAAGAGTATTACAGTCCGTAGGCTTCACCAAGATAAACTTCAATAACTCTAATGATGTTTTCAATTTCATAAAAGACTATAATAAAAGTGTAACTAAAGGCAGATTTACAAAAGCGCAAAGCGAGTTACTAAAGCAAACAGCAGAAGGTCGTTTAGTTTCTGAACCTACAATTAAAGAGACTGAGACTAAGGTTAAAGAGTCAGCAGCAGAAAAACCTAAAGCTATATTCATGGTTGGTGGCCCTGGCGCTGGTAAGACTAATGTTGGTAAAGGGCTTAAGCTAGGTAGAAGAGGTTTCAAAGTTGTAAACCAAGACATAGCATTGGAAGCTATGAAAGAAGAAGCTGGTCTACCTGCTGAAGAGTCTGAGTACACAGCAGAGCAAAGATCGTTAAGATCTAAACTTGGTGCAAACGCCGTTAAAGCAGCTAAAGAAAAGTTTAACCAATACGTTTCTAATAAAAATGATATGGTTATAGACGGGACTGGCGCATCGTATAACGCAACCATGAAGAAAGTCAAAGAGCTCGAAAACGCTGGATTTGACGTATCCATGGTTGTCGCTAACACTCCTTTACAAACTGCCCTGGATAGAAACAAGGCTAGAAAAGAAAGATCTCTTCCTGACAAAATAGTAACAAAGACTTACGATCAAGTGCAAGAAAGTCTAGCTAAATACAAGCAAGATTTTGGAGACAAGCTTTATGAAATAAACACAGAAGCTATAGAGTACGGCAAAGACTTACCACAGGACTTTTTAGATAAAGTGTACAAAGGTGTAGGCGTAGACAGTAGAAGAGCAATGTATTCTAAATCTACGGTACTTGAAGAAATAAACAATTTAATACCAGAAGGAATAGAAACAAAAGAGCAGTTTCTATCTGATAGATCTTTCACTAAAGTATATGAGTCCGCTATGAATCCTGGCGGTGCTATAAATAACTACATAAAGTCTAGAACTTCTAGCGCTATGGAAGCTGAGCTAGCTGTCGACTCTGTGCTTGAGAGGTTAATGAACTTTGATCCTCAAGCTAAACGAAAAGATGGATCAATCATTGGCCGCGAAGGATTTGGTGAGTTTATATTTGCTAACACCGCGTTTGGAAAGCTAGATGCCAAGAAAAAATTATTCCAAGAGTCTGAGCGTAGATCAAAAGAAACTAGTATAGATGAGTCAACTAAACAAATCGCAGATGTTGAAACAGCAGTAGAAGAACAAGTTGAAACAAAAGAAAAGCCAAAAATAAATCCACTTAAATTCACTGGCGTGCCAGCTGAAATAAAATTAAGTGACAAACCTGGCAAAGGCTTAACATTCAAGAAAGTAGCAAAGCAATATGCTGGTGAAGTAGGTGAGCAAGCTATAGGTATACCAGCTAAAAAGATCACAGAATCTGCAGCCAACCTTGGATCTGTAAATGAAGCAAGGGCTATACAACAATTCTTTTTTAAAGCTGACAATTTAGATAAATTCGTCAAGATACTACCAGAAACAAATATAGCATTACCTGAAACTCAAATAGGTATCGAAACAATAGATGTATCTAAAGGAGTTCAAGGCACAGGCCTAGGATTGCCTAAGCGTATACTTGATTATTTCTACGAAGACTTCATTGATCCAACTGGTAAACTAACTAGTCCAAAAGGTAGAAGCAAAGGATTGACAAGTCAGACAGCCGTTAAAAGATTGAAGCCTGAGTTTAGAGGTGTTGTTTCTAAAGAAATCATAGATAAGATCAAAAAAGATATTGGCATAACTCCAAAAGGAGAACTTAATATATTACCTAAAGGAGAGTTACGAAGCCCTATTGGTCAGCTATTGAAAGGCATGGCTAAGACTTATTCTACTCTAGCTGCAAATACCTTGGTTAGACAAGAGATGGAAGCAGCTGGAGCTACAAAGCAAGAGGTTGCTGATGTTGCTGCTGGTAAACCTAGAGTTATGCTATCTAAAAAAGTACAAAAAGTACAAAAAGAACTTGGATCAACTAGAACTATAAAAGATGTTTATAAAGTTTTAAAAGACAACGGAGTTGATTTAAAAGATATAAACACAACTAAAGAAATAGACATACTGCACTCTGAAATAGAAGAAATAATAAAACTTGGAGGCATAACATTGGAAATGTTTAGATCAGCTAAGTTTACTAACTTTGGAGTAAAAACCGTTTACGGCGAGTTTAATAAAGATGGTAAATTTGTAGAGTTTAGTAAAAAAGAAAAAGCCGCCAAAGGCTCAAACAAACTTAAATTTAAATACTACGCTTTAAAAAACAATGAGTTTGTAAAAGTTCCTGTTAAAAAGAATCAATTAGGAAACCTAGTAGAAGATAAAGAAAAAGCAGACAAAATAAAAAAATCTAGATCTGGAGACTTCACACCGGATAGAAGTGATATATATTACGGAACTGAAGACCCTGCTTATAGAAGAGCAGAAGAACTAGCAAGACAAAATACTGAGTTAGAAGCTAAAAAACCTAAAAGAGTTTCAGTTAAAAAAGCTGGAACTAAGGAGGCTAATGAACAGTTTGCTACTAATTTAGATGTTCTAGAGGAAATGACTATTAAGTTAGCTGATGCAGTTAATAACAAAAAATTATCTGCTGATGCCGCTGTTAAGTTCATAACTAAAGCTTACCAAGCTACATCTGGCGTAATTAAAATATCTGCACCTTTTAAATACAAAACCATGAACCCTAAATACGCAGGGGAATATGGTAAGCCAGAACAGAACAAAGGAGAGTTAATAAGAGAAGAACATACGGTTCCAGCCTCTGTGATTGGTGGTTATTTAATACATGGTATTTTAACCAATACAGCTAAAGAAGCAATGAGTGCTGTTAGAAAAAACTTCTTTCAAGTCGTACTAGGCAAACAATATGACGTTATACTAGACAAAGCGAAGCTTGACGCAACACTAGCTGAAGGATCCAGCTTGTTTGATGAAAACGTTGGGGCTATAAGAATGCTTACTGCAAATATTTTAACCGAGAATATAGAAAACCTTCCTAGGATGAACTTCAATGATATAGTAAACATTGAAACAAACGAATCTTGGGCTAAAGAGATAGGCGTTACTTTACCTAAAGAGTATGAAACAGTAGATAATTTAAATCTTCAAAATAGATTATTACTTGATAAAATAAAAGGAGAGGAAAAATATAGCAACCATCAAGAATATTTAAACGAACATATAAAGTTAAAAACAGAGGAAGCGGCAGCTGCAAATCAAAGTAGATTAAAAAATGTAACAACTAAATTCTCTAAGAAAAAAGACCTATCTAATGAAAAAATATTAAATGATCTTTCCAATAGAGACAAAGCCTTACGTAACGCTAGAAATGTTAAAGCTAAAGTAAAAGGTATATCTGTGTTTGACTTTGACGATACTCTTGCAACCACCAAGAGCGTGGTAGGAGTAACTATGCCTGATGGTACTGAAACCCAAATAGATGCCACTGAATTTGCTAAGCGTGGAGACGAACTATTAAAGCAAGGAGCTGAGTTTGACTTTAGCGATTTCAGCAAAGTTGTCGGTGGTGAACCTGGCCCTTTAATTGCCAAGTTGGACAAAGCAATTAAAAAGTTTGGTAACAAAGATGTGTTTGTGTTAACAGCTAGACCTGCTAATTCAGCATCGGCAATATATGAGTTTTTAAAAGGTCTTGGTTACGAGATACCATTAGAAAACATAACTGGCTTAGCAAACAGTTCACCTGAAGCTAAGGCGCAATGGATGGTTGATAAGGCTGCAGAAGGCTACAACGATTTTTACTTTACAGATGACGCATATAAGAATGTGAAAGCTGTTCAAGATGCAATGAAAGTTTTAGATGTAAAATCTAAAGAACGTATTGTATATAAAGATGCTTATGAAAAGTTAGACAAAGAGTTCAACGATATACTCGAGGCTAAAACGGGTATTGCTTCTGAAAAAAGATATAGCGATGCTAAGGCCGAGGTAATAGGAGTGAGTAAGGGTAAGTTTAATTTCTTTATATCTCCATCAGCTGAGGACTTCGTAGGATTATTGTATTCAACTCTATCAAAAGGAAAGCTTGGTGAAAACCAAATGGCGTGGTACAAAAAGAATTTATTAGATCCTTATACTAGAGCCATGAACAATATAGCAAACGAAAGGATGTCTTTGGCCGCTGATTATAAAGCCTTAAAAAAGCAACTAGGTGTTGTGCCTAAGAAGTTGAAGCAGAAAATCAAAGGCGAAGGATTCAACAAAGAGCAGGCCGTTAGGATATACATATGGAACAAGCAAGGGTTTGATGTTCCTGGTCTTAGCAAAACAGACTTAGCTGACATGACAAAGTATGTAGAAAACGACGCTACGTTACAAGTGTTTGCGGACCAACTAGTAGAAATAACCAAAGGCGATGGCTATGCTACACCAGGTGAAAGCTGGATGGCTGGAAGTATAACAACGGATCTACTAAATACCTTGCAAGTTACTAAACGCGCTAAGCACTTGGAAGAGTGGCAGCAAAACGTTGACGTTATATTTTCAAAAGAAAATCTAAACAAGATGGAAGCTGCTTATGGATCTACTTATAGAGGCGCTATGGAAAACATACTTCAAAGAATGAAGTCAGGTAAAAATAGAAACTTCGATGGTGATTCTTTGACTGGTAAGTTTTTAGATTGGGTTAACGGTAGTACAGGCGCTATAATGTTCTTTAACACTAGATCTGCTATACTTCAGACTATATCTGCTGTTAACTTTATAAACTGGTCTGACAACAACGTATTTAAGGCTTCAGCCGCTTTCGCAAATCAAAAGCAATACTGGAAAGACTTTATGTTCTTATTTAATTCAGATTTCTTAAAAGAACGTAGAGATAACTTAACTATTAATGTTAACGAAGCTGACATTGCGGAAATGGCAAACAAAGGTGGAGCAAAAGGTGCGTTAGCATACCTACTACAAAAAGGATTTTTACCTACGCAGATTGCTGACGGATTTGCTATTGCATCTGGTGGTTCTACTTTCTATAGAAACAGAATAAAAACCTACTTAAAAGAAGGCATGTCTCAGAAAGAAGCCGAAACAAAAGCGTTTGAAGACTTTAGAGAAGCAGCTGAAGAATCACAGCAGTCTAGTAGACCAGATAGAATATCGCAACAGCAAGCTGGTCCTTTAGGTCGTGTAGTTTTAGCGTTTGCTAATACACCAAGTCAGTACGCCAGAATAATAAAGAAAGCTAGCTTAGACTTGGCCAACAATAGAGGAGACTTCAAAACTAACCTATCAAAGATTATGTATTACAGCGTAATACAGGGCGTTATATTCACGTCGCTACAGTCAGCATTGTTTGCAGCAGACTTTGACGACGAAGAAGAGATGGAAGATAGAATATGGAAAATGTCTAACAGTGTTGTAGATGGTATAATGAGAGGAGCTGGTGTTCAAGGAGCTGTAACAAGTGTTGTTAAAAATGCAACATTAAAAGCTATTGAAGAGTCAGAAAAGAAAAGTCCTAAATACAACAAGGTCGTAAATGAAATACTTAGAATATCGCCTCCTGTTTCTTCTAAAATATCTAAGCTACAACAAGCAGCTAGAGAAGTTCAATGGAACAGAAAAGAAATGGAAACTAAAGGTTTCAGCTTGGATAATCCAGCTTGGCTAGCTGCAGGCAACGTGATATCTGCTACTACAAACGTGCCAGCTGATCGTGTTATAAAGAAGATAAACAACGTTGATTACGCTTTGAGTCAAGAGCTAGAGCTCTACGAAAGATTAGCGCTACTAGGTGGTTGGCAAAAATGGGAGCTTGGCTTAGAAAAGAAAAGTAAAAATAAAAAATCAAAAGCCAAAGGGTATAGAGGTTCATTCACAAAAAGCAAAAGCTTATTAGAACTAAGACGTATGGGTCAAAATAGAGATTCAAAAAGACGAAATTAAAATAAAATAAAAGCGAGTAACTAATATAGTAATGACTAGTATTAAATTAGAAGATTTAAACCTTGTACAGCATCCGCTAGACCACGGGCAATATATAGCTGAAGAGTTTCCAAAAAGACAAATATATCTACATCACACAGTTGGTAACCCATCTGGTGAAAGAACTATAGATATTTGGAATAACGATAGAGCTCGTATTGGTACTGCTGTTTGTATTTCAAGGGATGGAACTATTGTACAAGCTTTCTCTTCTAAGTATTGGGCATTTCATTTAGGACTTAAAGAGTCTGTATTTCAAAAAGAAAACCTACCTTATTTATCATTAGATAAAACAAGCATAGGTATTGAGCTATGTGCTTACGGTCCAATGACACCTAATAAAAATCATTTTAAAACTATTTATGGTCATAGCTTGCTTGAGAGTGAAGTCGTAACATTAGATAAAGAGTTTAGAGGTAGTAAGTATTGGCACAAGTACACTGACGAGCAAATTGAAAGCTTAAGAAAGTTATTATTATATTGGAGTGAAAGATATAGTATACCATTAGACTACGACGAAAGAGTATGGGACGTATGGGACAAAGCATTACGAAACAAACGCGGTGTATACTCTCATGTTAGTGTAAGATACGACAAAAGCGATATATACCCTGATCCACGCTTGATCGAGATGTGGAAAGGTTTAACAAAATAAAAATGGCAAGACTAGACAAATCAAAAATGAAATGCAACGTTCCTCGCAAGTCTCCTAAGGCTGGCAAGAAGAAGGTTGTAAAGGCTTGCTCTAGTGGTAAAGAAAAGATTATACACTATGGAGCTAGTGGATACGGTCATAACTATTCTGCTGCTGCTAGAAAAAGTTTCAAAGCTAGACACAAATGTAGCTCTGCTAAAGATAAATTAACTGCTAGATACTGGGCGTGTAAAGATTTATGGGCTGGTAAAGGTGGAAGTAAAAAATCATCACCAAAAGGTGTTAGAGGAAAATACTAATATGAAATCAAGAGGATTAGGAGACGATATACATAAGTTCACTAAGGCTACGGGTATTAAAACCGTTGTAGATAAAGTCTCAAAAGGATTGAACATACCATGCGGATGTGAAGGTAGACAAAAAGCTATGAACGCTTTGTTCCCCTATACACGTGGCGGTAAGAAAAAATAAATGAAAAAAATCAAACATTACTTATTATGGCTACTAGCACTGCTAAACGAAGCATCCAAAGGTTAAGCATCGTTGGAAGAAACTTAAAAGATATTTTATTCTACAGTGATTCTTATTTATTTGAATTATTTGTAGGCTCATTGCATATGTTTATATTACCATTTGCTATATTGGAAATAGGTTTATTACTAGACGTGCAAATACTAGGAGTTTTAATTGGAGGCTTTCAATTATATTCAGTCGGCATGAAAGATATGACATGCAGGTATTACGCTTGCTTAGCAGCGTTCATACTAGCAATGATAACTGTTGTACACTATGCTCTAGTTGGAATGCTAGCAGGCAGCCAATTAGGATGGGCATTAGTAACGGCGATGGCGGCTATAAATCTAGTTAGAACATTCCAAGAAAAGCTACATCGTGGATAAATTTTTAAGTAACTACAGCATGGACAATATAGCATCAATAGTAATAGCAATAGTTGGCGTTTTAGGAGGCGCGGGAGCATGGCAGTACTATGCAAAGAAACTAGAGTTGAAACACCAAGATAACAAGCATCAGAATAAAGATAACAACTTATTTAGAGATCAAATACTAAATGAAGTTGACCGCTTAAAAGCAGAATTACAAACCGCGCAAGCGACTGTCATTAGTCTTACTGGTGAAGTTAGTACGCTTAGAGAAAGGGTTAAAAACCTAGAGCGCGAAAACGAAAGATTAAAAAATAAATAATATGAAAAAAATAATTACACTTTTAACAGTATGCTCTTTAGCTTTATCAGCTATGGCACAATTAGCTATTCCTGGAGGAGTATTCGCTAGTAATCCAGCACGTTTTAATGGACGTAAAGTAACTCTAAAAAATGTTGAGATTATAAAAACTCAAGAAGCCGGAAGGCATACTATCGGAGGACCTAGTATCGCTGCTCATGGACTGCCTGCTGTTTCATCTGTAGCTCCTTGTAGAGCTCCAAGAGGTTTCGCAACTGTTGAAGTAAACTTTTTAGAAGAAACATCTTTCAAGGCATGCTTTTTCATGGCTAAAAATATGAGAGATCAAATGTACCTAGAAGTTGGTGATCAACCTTGTGCAGCACAAATTACTATTAGAGGTAATGTAGGGGTTGGATACCATATTTCTTTTTACCGTATCGGTTATTAATATGGGTAAAATAAGCCCGGCATGTAAAGCCGCAGCAAAAAAGAAATTTAAAGTGTGGCCAAGTGCATATGCTTCCGGTTGGGGAGTTAGATGCACTAAGGCAGGTGGACCAGGTAAGATGGGCAAAAAGAAAAAGTAAATGACAGACAATATAGACGAAGTCTTTAAATCAAAAAGAAAACCAAAAAATCCTATCAAATTTAAAATACAATTAAATGAAGAACAAAAAGTTGCTAAGTCTATAATGCTCGATAACGCCGTAACGGTTATAACTGGTGCTGCTGGTTCCGGTAAAACACTATTAGCTACGGCTGTAGGTTTAGACTTGTTATTTAGAAAAGAAATAGAAAAGCTAATTATAACTAGACCCGCCGTGTTAGCTGGTGAAGACTTAGGTTTTTTACCTGGAGATATAGCAGAGAAAATGGATCCATGGTTACAACCTATATATCAAAACTTTTATAACTTATACGACAAAGCTAAGGTTGATAAAGAAATAGCAGAAGGTAATATACAAATATTACCGCTTGGATATGTAAGAGGTTTAACGTTTACTAATACCTTTTTAATCGCTGATGAAGTTCAGAACTTAACACACGATCAAACAGAAGCATTACTAGGTAGATTAGGGCATGGCTCTAAGATGGTATTATGTGGAGATATAGCTCAAATAGATTTAAGAGATAAGAAAGCTAGTGGATTATCGTTTCTTCGTAGAGTAGAAGAGCAGGTTGATGGATTTAATTTTGTATGTTTAAAGAATAACCATCGACATAGTATAGTTCAAAACATACTTGACGTTTATAAAATGTTCGCAGATTAATATGGCAAAGAAAAAACCTACATGGAAAGACTCAGATGCACCAGACGCTGAAGGCAGAATGAAGAAGCTATCTTGCTCTGCTCTTGCAGACTGGATGATAAAATCTAGAAAGGGTAATACTAAGAAAATAGTAGGTAGCCTCAATCAGCAGATAGTATTTAATCGTAAGCGCAATCCTAGCTACGCTAAGAAAATGGAGTGTGCTAGAAATAAGGCTGTTAAAAAATTAAAAAAGTAATGGCGTTTAAAATGAAAGGCGTTAACGAACTGTTAAGCCTGCACGAAACATCTAATCATCTTGATAGAGTAATCAAAGAAGTAGACATGCCTGATCCACGTGTGCATGGATATATAGATCAGAATAAAACTATTTATTTAAACAAAGCACTTGGTCGTAAAGAAAAGTCTATAACTATTAATCACGAGAATGCACATAAAAGACAAATGATTAGTGGCAGACTGAAGTTTGATGACAACAAATACGAGTGGAAACCAAAAGGCTCAAATAAAGCTATAACATATCCAATGAGTAGCATCGACACGAGGCGTCGTGATTTACCTTGGGAAAAAGAAGCACATGGCAAAAAGTAAAATCAAAGGGGCAGGTACAACTAAAAAAGTTTGCTTGCCATACAACACATATAAAAACATGTCTAAAGAAGAGAGACAAAAGCTCATTAGAGCTAAACAGTCTGCATCTTCTAAAGGCAAATACAAAAGATCTAGTTCAACCAATGTTAAAGGCGCTCGTAAAAAAGGAGCTACACTTAGAGATTGGTTTGAAAAAGAAAGATGGGTAAACATAGCCAACGGTAAACCGTGTGGTAAGAAATAAAAAAAAAGGGGCATTAGCCCCTTTCTTATTATCCGTCGCAACTTATACAGCTTTCATCTAAAGCTTTAGCTGCTATATCTCCTCGTAGCACAGACTCTGTTCGCATTTAGTACAGTGTCTTTATTCCTTTTTTCCAAGCTTCCATATGGACTTTGTTAATCCACTTTGGTGATGCTTCACTAGGAAAAGCAAGGTTTAAACTAACACTTTGATCTATATACTGCTGTCGTATTCCAGCTTGATTAACCAACTCTAGTTGATTAATCTCTTTAAATGTTTTGAATACATCTTTTTCTTCTGGCGTAAGACAATCTAAGTCTTGAACTGATCCGCCATCGTGAAGTATTTTATCCCAAGTTTCTTTATTATTAAAACCTTTTTCTTCTAGAAGCTTTTCTAGCGTAGGGTTTTTCCTTATAAAAGTCCCTTTAGCAGACTGCTCAGTAAAAATATTAGCAGCCCAAGGCTCAATGCCGGGGCTAACGTTACCAGACAGCTTACTATTGCTAACAGTAGGAGCAATAGCGCGAAGATGAGTATTACGCATGCCCGTGCCAGCACACCACAAAGGCTCACCAAAATATTCAGCCAGATCCATGCTCGCTCTCTCTGATTCAATCTTAATCTGTGAGAATATTTTTCTTGTTTCATACTGAGAAAATAATCCTTCAAATGGTATTCCTTTCTCTTGAAGATACGTGTGCCATCCAAGCACTCCAAGGCCAATGGCTCTACCTTTTTCAGCTGAACGTACAGCGTTTTCAAAGCCGATCTTACCTTTAGCTTTCTGTATGAACTCTTCAAGTACTCCGTCAAGGAACCATATAGAGTCATAAATAATATTTGTATCTTTCCATTCATCGTATTTAGCTAAGTTTAAAGATGACAAGCAACAAACAAAACTATGAGACTCATCTGTATGTAGAACAATCTCACTGCATATGTTTGTCATATGTACTTTTAGGCCATTGTCTTTGTAAGCTTTTGGATTTGACTTGTTTGTATTTCCTTTAAACAAGACGTAAGGTTCTCCAGTTGCCTTTCGTTTCCTAATAAGTTTACTCCATTTAGATCTTGCTTCTGCATCTCCTTGTTCAAGCTTTCGCATAAACTTATCACCAACAACTGCGCATTGATGAAGGTTAAGGCTCTGTCTGTTGACGTCTCCTTTAGGTTCTCGTATTTCAAGCCACTCCTCAAAATCGTCGTGGTCAATGTTGATATTGACTGACGCAGCTCCACGTCGAACTGCTCCTTGATTTGTTGCAAGGATCGTTGAATCGTAGATCTTGCAGAAGGGGACGACTCCATCTGATGTTCCATTTTGTTTTATTTTACTTCCTGCTGGCCTGATCATATTAACTCCAATACCAACACCGCCGCCATGCTTTGCGAGTAGCATCATTTCTAAATTTTTATTTCCTATTTCATATATACTATCTCCGACATCAATGCCAAAGCAACTAATCGGTAGGCCACGTTCTGTGCCCGTATTAGACAACACAGGGGATGCTAAACACAACCAACCCTTCCATACATATTCGTAAAAAGTTTCGGTCAGTTCTGGACGTCCTAGACGCATTGATACGGTCTTACAGACACGCATGTATGCATCAGCTGGAGACTCACCAGGTAACAAGTACTGTCCGCCAATAGTCTTTTTGTATATTTCGTTGTCACCCCACTCTGGGTAATCAACTCCTTTTATCCATTCGTTATTCCACATATTAATATATTAAATGTAAAAGCCAAGCAGCCAAGCCGTTTAAATATAGCAGTACTAAATTCCATTGCTTGCGTGCTGTAACTTGTGTTATTACTAAAATAAATCCTATTACAAACATGGGCGGGTGCAGGGTCCATTGCCCTGCTATTAAAAATCCCGTACCCATATAACCTAATCTTCTAGCAACGCGCTGAAAAGATGTAAGTTTTTTATCACCAACTAGTGATTTAAGTATTTGCTTTTTGCTTACCATATATCCTCAAAGTCTTCACCTTCGTTAGCTTTCGAGTAATCAGTTGGGCGCATCGCAAAAAAATCGGTATGAGTATGCCCGCCGGTAAGATGATAGAACCAATCAAGATTAGTTGCTGCTTCTTCGTCAAACGAGAAATGCGATTCATAACCGAGCTCATTGAGTTTTTCATTTGCTCTCTTTCTTATAAACTGTTTTAAGTCATATGACTTTAAGTTTTCAATATCGCCCATCTCAAACATCTTGTCAATATATTTATCTTCAAGGTCGATCATTGTCTTTGCTGCTTCTAAAACATCGTCAGCACATTTGTATTTCAAGTCTGGTATTTCATCACACATGTCTCTGAATAATCTACAACCCATACGGCTGTGCAAGCTTTCGTCTCTTACAGACCATTTCATTTGCTGTCCAATACCTTTTAGCATATTCCTAAGTTGAAAACTATAAAGTACAGCGAACGCAGAGTACAATGAAACTCCTTCAGCAAATGCACTGAATATGGCTAGTGATCTACCAATACCAACAGGATCAGTACCATCGTAGGCTACAAGGTTTTCAAACCTATCTGCCGTTGTGGGCTCATGAATAAAAGCTTCGAAGTCTTCAAGACCTAAAGTTTCATTTAAATAACTGTATGCAACTGCGTGTATTGTTTCTTGGCTACCAAACATCATAGCCATCTGTCTAATCTCGTGTTTAGGAAACCAAGTTGTAACTTTTTGAGTCCAGTAATCTGATACTGCACACTCTGTCTGAGCAAAACCTAGTAGGATATTTCCTACCAGGTTCTTTTCAGCATCAGTTAGTTTCTCGTTCCAGTCTTTAACATCACCCTGCATTGGTATTTCTGTGTGCAACCAAAATGCTTGTGCTTGTTTAAGCCATCCTTCAGTATAATACTCTGGATACTCGAATGGTTTATATGCTAGTCTTTCCTCAAATAAACTCATCTACCTTGTGCTCTATATTTTTTAACATAATTTCTACTATTTTTATTTCTTGATGTATTGTTTTTGGAATGTACGCCTTTGCGTTTGCGTTTTACTTCTACTCTACTCGTCGTCGCTTGTATCCTCATTGTGTAGTATTTCTAAAGCGAAGTCTATTAATGGCACGTATAAAACGTGCACTGTTTTCTCATCGTCATTGTATGTTCGAACACCGAACAAAAAACCTGGGTATAATCCAATACTTATGGACCATTGTTTATTACTCATAAATTATATTTTTTACATTGTTCAACTAATTCCTTGAATGGGATGTGGCCAAATGTTTTCCATCGCCACTTAACCCATTTATCAAGGCGCCTTTCGGCGTATTTCTTTCTTGCTAGTTCTTTTTGCTGCTTAGTATTAAGCTCACTACTTGATCGCATTCTTTTTGATTCTGTGGTTTATACAAAGTGTAAGGACCTAGCTTTCTTTCTTTTATCAACTTCTTGAATAACTTCCAGCGTAACGGGAAGGACTCGTTTGCCCTTCCCTTACATTCGATAACAAACCCTTTGCCTATAAAGTCTGGGGTATACTTGATATTTAAAATTTTAGAGTTGCCTCTGTTTTTAAATTCTCCTTTACCGTTGCTGCATCGTTCGTAACATTCAAATGGAAAGTCAAAGCCTTCTGATAATTCAAATGTTTCTCCTTCGTATAGACAGTCTATGTTAGCTTTTTTTAATGCTATATACATATACTTTTCTAGACCAGATGCGAAGTTTATTCCGTCATATGTTGTTCGCTTAGATCTTACTGGGCCCTTGTGTTTTTTAAAGGACTTGTTTTTCATGACGTTTAGCAAACTTTAATGGATCTGTTTGACTCAGCATTGCTTTGTTAACTTCTAGTTGTAAGCACATTTTAGCTGACTCTAAATATAGTAACGCATCCATTAGTTCTTCTTGTACGTCAACTATAAAAGCATGCAGATCTTTTTCTCCTGTTTGTACTTCTTCGATCATGGCCTTGCCATACTTCTTCATACCAAACTCGCTGCGTCTGTCCATCTTTTCGATGACTGCTTGCACAATGGTATCTTCTGTTTTGATTTTATAATTACTCTTCATCTTTTACAAAAGTTCCGTTTACCATTTTACCTTTTCTTTTACTAATAACGTCGTATGCTGATTGAATACAAGCTTCAATGTTTACGCCACGCTGATGTGCTAAGTTCGTAAGTACAACAACCATATCGCCTATAGCATCTATAACTTCTGGTTGATCATCTTTTAGCAGAGCTTTAGCAAGCTCACCAAACTCTTCAGATAGCTTTATGTATTGAGTCTTCATCGCCTTTATCGTAAATGCCTCGATCTTCTGCCCACATCCTGATCGCATCAAAGATAGCAGGTTTAGGCATATCAACTACTGACTTAGCTCCATTAATATCATACTTGTCAGGAGCAAATGCTTCGAAGTAAGCTTTGTTATATATGTAGCAACGCTCTGGGTTATACATTGATACCTTTGAATTTGCTACGATCCAAGATACTGTTTTCTCTGACAGTTTAAATAATCCAAACTGTGTTTTCCATTTTAAACCTAGGTTATCCATTAAGTTTCCTTTTAGTTTATTTAATGGGCATGGGAATGTTGTGGTTTGTTCTGTTACGTTTATTTTCATTCTTTTTTTAATCACTTTTTTGTAAGGCTTCATGTCTTTTCGATAGCCAAAGGCTTGTTGTAATCTTAATTCAAGATCAGATACCATATCTATGTCGTCTGTCTTTACTAGTATTTCATACTCGCCTTCTTTGTAGCCTTGTTCTTTGGTTATTCTTTTTTCTGGGTTTTGTGTTACTCCGATTTTATTACCGGGTATGTGATATAGATAATACATTATTTTATTTTGTCTTTGTATAAGTGCATATTGTGAGCGTGATGATAATACCATCCGACCTCTATGCCTAGCTCTGTAGCAACTCTTTGTTGCAGCATGCTAAATTGGTATTGGTCATTGCAAAAGCCGAACCATAAGTCGTTAGATCTCATATACACAGACATATTTAATTTCTCATCTATGATTGTGAATTGAACTGCGTAAGTACATGGTGTGTCTTTGCTGTATTTGTTTATCTCTTTACCATCGTATATACTTATTGCAGCGTGTCTAGTGTTAGGATTTGATTTTAGTTTTTCTATAACCTTATCTAATTGGCCTTCTCTTTGCCACTGCCAACCATAATTAGAGTTGACTTCACCGTTTTCGTCGGCCATCATATTCCATATGTCAGGTACTTTGCCGTATATTTCTCCAAGAGTTTTGACTCTTCGATCGTGTGACAAATACCATTGCCATTCGGCTTGTGCATACTCTTTGCTCCATTTTCTGAAGCCAGATCTTATGTATGTTTCTTGTGGCCTATTTAGATAGAAGCCTACATTAAATAAAGCTTTAGTATTATCAAAATCTATACCAGTGTTTTTAATCTTGATATATAAATAATCAAATGCTTCACTTGCGTTCTTGAACTTTGTCCGCATATTTTTTGTAATAATACATTTTATATTCAGCTAATTTTTTCTGTTGCTCTGGAAATCTATAAGTCTCTTCTGTAGAACCTATCAATACTCTATTAGGATAATCTCCTTTTTCTATGTCAATATAGTATCTACCAGTTCTATATCCAGACTCTCTTGCAGTTATACATATCTTGTTTCGAACACACCAAGCAGAAGCTTTTAGTTCTTCATCTGACATTGTATACTGATCGATCTTTTTCTTTACTCCCATGGCAACGAGTCTTCTTCCATTATATTAGCTTGTGGTACAAATCTTCCAGACTTAGGTTCCCACGTGAAGAATGCTTCAGCACCGTTTTCACCAAGGTTCTGGAACTTAACCTTTAATACTTTTACTTTAGTGTTCTTAGCTTCGTAGTCTCTGTGGACTAATAACCCATGGTAACTAGCATCATACCATTCGCCACCGCCTTTGATGTTATACATCGTAGGCTCTTCAATCTTACCATTTTGGTTCTTCATCATTTTTGTTGGATGTGCTACTATAAATACTAAAGCATCGTACTTCTTAGCAAACGTTTCGATCTTCATTAAGTAATCCATTGTGTAACGGTTCACATCATCTGATGCTGCGTTTATGTCTCTTACTTTATTATAAGGATCAATAACAAGGCATTTAATACCTTTACGTTTGACTAGCTCGGCACCCTTTTTGAGCACCGAGTCTAAGTCGTACTTGTCCATGTCAATGAAAAAGAAACTATCATTAACATGCTCAGCAACCTCTGTCCATTTGTTTCCGCCGATATCGTTTGTACTAGGCATGTCGCCCCATACTTTACGCATTAGCTTGTGTGCATGTAGATAAGTTGGTTGGTTTTCAGGAGACGCAAATGCAGTCTTCCATCCATACTTCTGGTTATAACCAACAACCATTTGATCTACAAAGTCTGACTTACCAGACGATGGTACACCGGTTACTGTAATGAATTGACCAGTATATGTTGAAAATATCTGATCAAAGTTGTCTAGACCTACTTGAAAGCCAGGTTTAAAACCGTGCTTGACAAACTCTGTAACCTCACCCTCTATATCTTTAAACGTTGTAACGTTTTCTAAGGGATATGGTCTTGCTTTTTTAATTGCATCATTTAGTTTTTCTTTGCCGTGCTTAACTAAAAACTCATTGGCATCTTTGCAATCGTCAAAGTCTACTATGAAACAATTCTCTGCGCCAAGTCTTCGTACGAACTCTTGTTGTAGCATTTGGCCTGGCTCGTCTTTGTCTAATGCTAAGATTATTTTCTCTTTGTCTTCAAAATAATCAATGCAATTATCTAGGTAGTCTAGGTTGTTGTTCGTTAGAGTTGCACCGTTGGGTACTGATATAGCATTTTTAATTCCAGCTTCATGAAAAGCTAGCACATCCATCTCGCCTTCAGTTATAATACATGATTCATAACCTACTATACTGTTGATGTTATAAAATACTTTTTCAGCACCCTTGTACAACTTAAAGTTTTTGCGACCATCTCTATACTTTATATTGATGAGCTGATCACCCATATAATAATTAAAGTTGATGGTATTCTCGGTTTTGCCGGTCTGCGGCATGAACTCAGAACTCTCGGTGATTTTTAAGTCTTCGAGAGTTTTCTGAGATATACCTCTTGTTTCGAACCACTTAAATACTTTAGGGTTATCAGGTCTATTAGTTTGTATTGCTACTTGAGGACGAACATATACTCTTTCGCTAGAACCTTTACGCTGATATGTATGTAGTTGAAACGTAGTGTTACAGTTGTGACAAGTCCCGAGACCCCGTTCCCAATCGTAAGATGCACATTGTGCTTTCTGATTTTTGGGTTGCCTATCGTGAGAACAAAGAGGACAAACACCTTGAGTCTTCTTTGTATCTAGGCTGTACTGATTGAACTCGTCAATCAAGAATCCATTGATCTCTGTTTCTTGCATTTAATTTAATTAGAATGGTAGGTCGTCGTCGACAACTGATGGAGCTGGAGCTGATTGCTGCATAGGTTGACCATCACGTGGAGCAGGTTCAACATTTGTACCGTTTGTCCACACTACCTTGACATTGCCAAGATAAACCTTTTCAGACTTAGCATCGCGCTCTTCTTTGGTTTGTTGTACAATGACTGGGCCAGAGTTACCAAATTGATCTGGCTCGTCGTTTAATGTGATCGTGATAGGTAAATACTTACCTTTTTTACCGTTGATGATCTTATCTTTTGGAATTTTGTTAAGATCAATACTTGTTGCTATTATACTTGCCATTATTATAAGTTGTTAATTTGTCTAAACATATACTTAAGTTGCTCCTTAGTAACGCTAGTGTTGCGCCTTATATTATCCACTGCTTTTAAGTGGGTTTGCTTAGCGTAGAAGTCATCTTGGTTTGCTACGATACCTGTCACGGTACACGTTCTAGTTAATGGTTTTGGTTTTTTTAATTTAAATTTCATATTTATTTTATCGATTAGTTTTCGTATTTTATTTGTCAAAGCGTTTTATTTATAAAGTATTGTTTAGCATCGAAGCCTTCTGTGTTATAAAACAAGTTGTAAACTTCTACTGCTTTTTGTACTTTGTTTAAACCTCTCTGCAAGAAATCACCTGAACAATCAAATATACCTATTTGTCTAGTGTTCTTATCAATGGCTATGAATACCATATCATATCCAAACAGCTTGCTATATATGTAAGCTTGACTGTCGTAGTTGTATTTCCATGCAGAATTTTTAAATGCGTGTATGTCGTTGGTTGTTTTCAGATCTACTATCAGTTGTTCACTGTGATTAATAATATCTGCTTTACCTTTCCACATCGCGCCTTCTATTTCCATAATGCCTGGTTGCTCGTACGTTACGTCTCCTGATCTTATCAAGTCATGGCATATTTGGTTACTCATTATTGTATCAGTTAGTAACTCTATGTTATCGACTTCTTGTTGTAGTAAACATAACTCTCCACCAGACATCTCTTTATAAGCCTTAGAGTTCCTTGTCTTTGACTGTATCACTTTGTATTTCTTCAACTTGTCAGGTTCAAGTATTGCAGTGTGAAAGTAGCCGCCAACAAGGAACGCTGGGTTAGGCTTGCTAGGCTCCCCTAGCGCTAAAGGATTATTTAATAGGGTTTTGATATCACTATTACTTAAGTATTTTTTACCATACTCTCCATAATAATTTACATCGTCCCTGAGTTTTTCTATTATCTCATTTTTATCCATTTAGTGTTTCGAGTGCTGCTTGCTGTGCAGCTGAAAGCTTGTACTTGCTCTTGATCTTTTCGAGTGTACCACCTGATTCTATATAAGCCGTAGCTTTTTTCATAACTTCAGGTGTTGCTTCTTCTTTTTGATGATTGTTTGTTGCATCGCTGTCCTGTGTGTCATCGATCAAGAACAGATTACCTAATGCATATTTCTTACCATAGCTAGAAGCCGAACCAAACTGCTGAGGTACTTGCATACCTTTTTGCATCATGTCTACTCCGACTATAGCTTGAGCTGTTATGCTAAGCTCGCCGTCACTAATCGACGCAGTAGTCTTAATGATTGGTGATTGACTGTAGCCTTCAGTTATTAAATCTTCATTGATAATAACTGTTACTCCTAACTCCTTTAAAAAGGGCTTTATTGCTTCAAGGATGTCTTCGGCTGATCTGAAATGGTATTTGCCGAAGGAATTAAATCTAGATTTCTTAGATTTGAATCTAGTTTGGATCTCAATTAACTTTTCGTTTAATGTCATTGGTGTTGTGGTTTGTTACTTATATAATTACACATAATTTAATTTATTTAATATCTAATTTAAAGATAATCAAGCACTTGCGAGTGGTCCACGTTCTCGATAAGCTTGTTTACTGCTTGTCTTTTTAGCTGTGAAACCCTAACGTATGCTGACTCTCCTTTAATGCCTATTGCTTCCGCGATCTTAACTGCTGGCATCTTATCGCAATCAAGACCGTATGATAATCTTAGTACTTCATACTCATTATTATTAAGATATTTTTTGAGTAAACCTTTTAGGTATATATTCAATATCTCTTTGTTGTATTTTTCAGAGTTGTCTGGTATGTCAAACATTGGATCTGTTGGATCTCTATCGTCTATGCTTAAGAATATAGAATTAAAAAACATAGCAACCATTTTTTCGTCTTTACCAAAGTCTTTTCGTATGTCGTTTAGCTTGTGCTCTGGTATACGTATGTCTCCTCTGTTTATGTCTATTGCTCTTCGTATAGCACCTTTTATTCTTTTAGTTAAAAAAGATTTGATTGTTTGCTCTTTGTTCTCAGACTTAGCAAATACCTCCCAATTCAACCTGTCAACTGCGCTGATCAAGCCTACGTGGCCGAACTGTATTAGATCTTGTATGTTTAAAGTACCTATTGCTTGCTGTGATGTAGGAAACTTCTTTGCTAGATTTTCTACCAAAGGCATGAACTTGATAATTAATTCATCTCTAGTGTACGCAGAGTAATTATCTCCATGATCTGGAAGTCTTGAGACAGAATCTATTACATCGTCCTTATACCTGTTGTAGTTCTGTAAATTATAGTTCTTCATTTAGTTTTTGTTTTTCTTGTTTTAATTGACTAGACATATTACGATGCAGTGTCCTTACCGTACAGTGCAAAGCATCAGCTAGTTTGTTCATTGTTATTTTTTCTCCTTCGTGGTTTATTTCTAACATGCTTGTATAAATTATATCTTCTGTTATCTTACTTCTACCTATTAGTTTACCAACTATTCTTAGTTTCTCATTTATACTAAGTATTGCGCCGCTTTTAAATATTACTTTTCTAGATTTATTTATTGGCGGTTCCGCATTGTTATTTAGTACCTCATCTATCATTTCATTTAATGTTCTTTGCTTTATAAAAAAAGTAACAAAGCCATTTTCTTTATCTGATATAAACCTAAACACATGATCCATAACTTCAGGTGGTTCTTGATAATTTAAAAACCTTAATACCAAGTAATGCCATTTGAGAGATTTATATGTAGTTATCTTTGCTTTGCTGTTGAACAGTGTATAGCACTGATAGGTACCGTTTTCATAGTACATGTAAATACCTGTTTCTTTAGTTGGTACGTCAGTCCATGGATAACATCTCGTTATTATACGTCTATCATGCAACCATTTAATATTTCTATCTTGTGACATTAGCCCCTTACTTGTTATAATCTTATAGGCTATTGTCATAGCCCTTATTTTTAATCATTGAATTTAGTTGTTACAACATCTCCATCATTCCATTTAACTTCTTTTTTAATTACATCATCATCTTTAATCCATGCAATTAATTTTGCATTTTCATAAACTATAATAAACTTAGATCTATCAGGTAACATTTTAAATACTATACCATCTTGTATTTCTCCATATTCTACTTTAGATCTTAAAAGATGCATAATAAAAGTTTCTACATTAGTAAGATCATGCAATGCTTTGATCTTTAAACTTGCCTTGCCTGTAGTATCACTTTCAAACTCAGGTATATCTTGTGCATGTAATGATAATGATGCACCCATTAATAATAATAATAATAATATCTTTCTCATTTTATTTGTATATAAATTCTGTTTTACTTGCTACTTTATGTTTTTCTGCTATGTAGTAGTTCCAGTAAGCAGTAACACTGTCACTATCTTTGTATTCATCTGGCATCGCCTGTGGTGGCTGTACGAACTTGCGCTTAGGTATTCTTGGTGGTAGCTTGTGTAATACATCTTTACACTTTTGAATAACTAAATGCTCTTTGTTGTATCTGTTTTTATACTCTTGACCTAAGGCCAACATGTGGATGTACAACCATTCGTAATGCTCGTTACTTTGCCTAACCCATTTGCTAGATGGATGATTTAAATGCGTCATCTTGTATGGCACATCGTCATTACCATAATACCTATGCGCAGTGCATAACATTTGGGCTGATTCTAGCACCATTTTAACTACGTGCTTATTATATTGTTTTTCTGCGGCCTTTATAGGGCACTCGTCTAAATAAAATATGTTCATTTAATTTTCTTTATTTGTTTTATGTAACCTTTTGCCTCGGCATACTTGCCGTCTATATTCTTAAGATACTTATTCTGTACCCTTACGTAGTCTTTAAGACAGTCTTTGTATGTCGCGTATACATTATGCCCTCGATTTTTTCCTATGCTCAGAGGGGACGCAGAATTGCGTATACCGGCTAGGTTTTTATTCTCACGACATATTGCAGATCTGTAGTGGCCTGTCTCAATTTTAAACTGTGCAACAGCTACGTTAGGTAACACACATCCAAGCTTAACTAGCTCTGCTGTGATGGCTGAGTCGTTTAGCTTTATATCCATGTCTTTAATGATCATCGTGTCTATTGTGTTAATGATCTTTGTTTTAGTTACTCTAAGTGGATCTTTGTTTATTAATGCAGCTATTGTCACTGTACTTATGCCTAGCAGAGTATAGAATGGTACCTTATAATCTATACATCTACTAGGTCTTAACGTCTCTGTATCTATTTTATATACTTTCTTCATATTTATCTATAAAGTATTTTGTAACTTCAGGTATATTCTTTTTGTAGTAAGGTTGCTCTGAGATTACCCATTCTTTTACATCTTGTTTAGAATTAAACATCCACATAGCTGTTTCAAAAGTTATGTTTAGTTCGTCTATAAAATCTCCTACTGTCCAACCTTCCCATATTTCTTTGTTTCTATTCATATAATATATTTTCTTTTTGTTTCTTTAATACTACTCATAGTCACGTTTTTGTTTCTTTAATGCTACTCATAGTCTCGTAAGCCTTTAAAGTGTGGATGCCTGTAGCTACCAGCTTTAGTACGCTGGAAGTACGTAAATGTAGCTGTCTTGCCAATGTAGTCGTTGACGTTTTTAAGCATTAGCTTTAGATGATCGTGCGTGAAGCCTTTGCCTGGCGGGCAACCGAACTTAACACCTTCGCTGTCCATCATAATGAACTTGCCTAACGTGCCTTTGCGCTTACCTTTGCCTGGTTCGAAGTCGATGATTGTAGCTTCTGTGTCTGAGAAGTCTTTCATCTTCATCAAGCCGAATGATCTGCCGTGTTTGTACGGAGTATTTAGACGTAATATCGAGCCTTCGAAGCCTAGTTCTAGGTTTTTCTTATGCAAGAACTCTGCTTGTTCAATACGTAGTATTTCTTTGGTATCAACAAGCCTTACGCCAAAGAACATCCATGCGTGCTCGCCTAAGAAACGGTTTATCATGAGTCTACGTTGCTCGTAAGACTTATCTGTACCGTCTATAAGATCATACACGTGAAACTGGATCATTTCCTGAGCATCAGCTCTGTCTATATCCGTTGGCTTTTGTTTGCGTACTAGTGAAATAATTCTTTCAAAGTCTGCTTTCAGTCTATGGTTGTAAAGCTCGCCATCGAGTATCGCATTTGGATTAATATCAAAGAATATTTTAAGCGCATCTTGCAAGTGTTGTACATTCATGAACTGTTTACCTGTACGAGAGAATGCTCCGTCTTTAGTAAACAAACAACGCACACCATCTAGCTTAGGCTGTAAGAATACCTTATCGTTCCAGTCAATGCGTGACTCGTCGAACTTATGTGCTAACATTGGTTTTATCATATTGTTTTATTTTGTTATCGGCGCTACGTCGTATTTTATTTGTTACAGTATTACATTTGATATTGCATTAACAATTACTAACTCTTGCAAGTCTGTGTAATCCTCTTGGCTCAATGTATCCACGAAGGCTAGTTTTTCTTCTTCTAAAACCTCCTGTGCCGCAACGATCATTCGTATTGCTAATTCTTCTTCAACTTTCTTAAGTTGGATTCTTTCTCTTTTTGATAATTTTAATTTTAAAAACATAATTTTATTTTGTTTTATTATCGACTACTCGTCGTATTTTAATTGTTTAACTTTAACACCTGTCTCTGAAAAGAGGTCAAATGCTTGCTTAGATGCATGGTACTCTTCGTGAAATACTACGCGTTTAATTCCTGCCTGAATGATCAGCTTTGCACACTCTGCACATGGAGAAGTAGTAGTATATAAAGTAGCGCCTGTACTAGACATAGTGCTTCTAGCTACTTTAGTTATTGCATTAGCTTCTGCATGTAGTACTACCCGCTTGGTATATAATCCGTTACCAGTATCTTCTTCGCAGCAGTTATCCATTCCGGCTGGTGTACCATTGTAGCCAAAGGAAAGTATATTATTATCTTTGACTATAATGGCACCAACTATTCTTCGTTTACATTTACTTAGCCCAGCTATTTGGTAGGCTACGTTCATGTATGTCTCGTCTAATTTCTTTTTATTCGGCATTTTCTGAGTACCATTCTAACATTCTTTCTTTAACTTCTTCGTTATCTAAGATCTCTTGTGCCATCTCAAAAAACTTTCTGAAGTATATTAACTCTTGTGTACTGAAGTCGTATAGATCACCATCATGGATCGCATACAAACAGTCTCTCATTGCTTTGGCCGTGTTTTCAAAACGGCAATAACTCATATTCATATCTTTTTTTTTTTTAATCTTCGTATATCATTACTGTGCCTGCGTCGTGCCACTCACTGTACCAACCACGCTTATTTAATTCGTTTTCCCACGTATTTAATACGCCAAATGTTCTATTTTTATAGTCTTCAGAGTAGTAAGCATACATTATATTGCCTTTAAACTCATAATCGTGCTCTCCGCTGATCCATATACCTTCTGCCATACCGTCACGGAACTCTTCTGTGGTTCTAACAGTTTTAACGTACTGCTGCAACCACTTGATCATGTCATCTCTATTCAGCTTGCTCATAACCTTCTTCAATTAGTTCTTGTTCAACTCTAGCTTGCATTTCTCTGTAGTATCTTTGGTAAACTCTTTCGATTTGATCTTGCAAGCCATAATCACCCATGTCGTAGTCATCTATGTATATATTCAAGCCGTCAAGTACTGCGTCTTCAAACTTAGAAAACCTGTCTGATTCATAATAGAATACATCATCACATATACTTACATTATCTGGGTTCTCGGTTGCTATGTATATACTGTAGCCATCTGCTGTTGTTTCTTCATAGAACTTTATCTGTCCATTCATAAAATCATGCGTAATCTCTGCATCGAAGTGATCTAGAACAATAGAAAGCTGCTCATCTGTGTCTAATTCGTTAACATCTTTGACGCCTTTTGCTTCTAATCTTTCATCGATTACTTGTTGTGTTAGTTTATTTTTCATCGTTTAATTTTTCAAATAAGTTACCGCCATACATAAGATCCCAAGATGATACTTTAAATACATGCTCTTCAGAGAACGTGTAAAGATCTTGAACCTCTGAAATTGTTAGTTCGCCAAAGTGAACTTTTTTGTTTAATGCTTCTTTGATCCTTCTGACAGAAAAGCTATAGTTTTCTTCGTTCGCGTCAAGCTTTTGCCTGACATTTGGTTTTAGTCTTTCTAATAATGTCTTCATATATATAATTTAATTTTTTATTTAATATCCTACTGTCATCGTATTTTAGTTGCAATTATCCAATATGAAAATTACTTTGATCTGTTAGCATGAACTCGCAGTCTTGCAGGTTGTGACCTTGATCTTCTATAAATCTGTCAAAGCAGTCGATCCTAGTGAAGTCAAACTTGACTTCGCTTACGTCATACCTGTATATATATGCGTCTTCGTAGTCTAAGACCCATAGAAATAAAGATATTTTATATTCTTCTGCTTCCTGCTCTGCTCTTTTCCATGCATACTTGGTCATTTTTTCAACTTTCTTTAGAAAGTCTTTTGACTCTTCGCTATGTTTACTCATAGTAACTATCTATCCATGCTTCAAACTCTGATGCGCTTGTAATGTTATCTACGTCATCTCCTAGAGGAAAAGGTTGTGTTAAGTCTTCGCAATAAGCTCGATCTTCATCAACTTGCCATGTATAAACTGCTGCAAAACTATGATCTTCTTCAAAGTCAAGCACAGATATAGAATAATTTTTCTCATCTACCTCTACTTTGTAGAAGGATCTTAGAAGCTTTGCTGCTTCTAGCTTTGTTCTTATTAATTTAGTGTTCATTTCTATTTTCTATTTTGCTTTATATATTCAACAGCCTCTTCTTTTACTATACTGTTTTTGTTATTTCTTACGTAGTTTCGCAAGATATAGCCACATAAATACTCTAAGCGGTGATCTTCATCAAGTATTAAAAGCGGTTTTGTAACCTCATGTAGCACATGGCCTTTCTTTATAGTACTATACCATGCTACCATGCTTTTGAATCTTGTGTTTATATAGTAATTTGCTGCATGTCCATTTGTAACTCTTCGTACATAACCTGACTCGTATATAGCGAAACGAATAGGTTCAGTGTGGCCTGAGTTATACATCTTCTTTTGTGGATATAAGAACATGCGAGTGCCATTGGCTCTCTGCCTGCTTGTAGTAACTTCCGTTACGCCAATTGTTTTTAGTATTTCTAGTGGTTCTAATTTCATCCTTCGTTACTTTTATATTCCATAAATCTTTCAAATGCTTCTACTTGTGCCTCGTAGATTTCTTGATGCATAACATCATAGAATTCATGCAGTACACTTAGTAATTCACCGTGCGATTCGTTTTCATAGTTTGCAAGGTGTTTTACATCTTCCGTACTAAAAATCACACGCTTATCTAGCACCATACCTTGCTCGTTCATTAGTTGTTTTAAGTTCATATTCAGTTATATTATCGATTACTATTCGTGTTTTTGTTGTTTATAAAATTATTAATTCGCATAGATCTTCTCCCGTACTTTCTCCATTAAAAGTTACTTCATAATTAGGATCCATGCCAACTAGAATTACATCATCTATTAACTCTTCTAGCGTGCTAAATTCTTTCGTGTAATAACTACAAGCTATACTATACATATTTTATTTCTTTATGGTGAACGTTATTGTGTCGCAGAATTCTTTCAATGTTACTTTGAATCTTTGCTCGCAAAATACTGTGCCATTAGTTTCTTTCTCTACTATTTGTATTAATTCATAAGGAGATAAACCGATCGCTATTTGTCTTTTGAAGTCAAAAAACTCTACACCTGCATTAGCATACGTTTTAGCTCTAACAATAACTCTGTTTAGCTCTTCTCGCTGCTGCTTTTCTTGTGCATCTTTATTTATTCTTATTTCCATAATTAGTGGACGTGGCAGGAATCGAACCTGCGTTACAACACACTCGAGATGATTTTCGATCGAGTTGTGTTGACTTACCAATTCACGCCCATGTAGGTTATCTTAGGCAAGTGCCATAACCTTTGCGTTCGCCCATCTTATTGATAGCGTCTGCTTGAGATTTAGGTAAGAATTGAAACTCATTACCTGTTTTGTGGTTAACTATTTGAACTGCGCCATAAGGCTCTGTTGTAGAACACTTTACACATGTTGGATAGTTCAACTTAATTCTTACTGGATGGATAGCGTCCCCGCACTTGCATATCTTCATTTCTTTTCTTTTCGTTCGTTTTCTCTGATTTTCTTTGCAATCCACATGTCACTCATGTAGATGCTAGCTATTGTACGCTCTCCGTCTTGCACACCGATCTTGTATAGATCGATCGCATCTTTAATTTCTCTGATTAATCTGTCAAAATGTTCGTCCATATTCGTAATTATTATCGATCACTTGTCGTATTATATTTGATACGCTCTTCTATTTCTTCGTTTAAATCACTAGCTAACTCGTAATAATTCACTTCACTTAAAAACGAGTCCGCATAACTAGACATTAAATTACCTGGATCTTCATCGCCAAATACTGCATACTCGACCCATTCTTTAACCATATCTGCGTCAAAACGAAGATCTTCTTCTACTGCAAATTCAATATCTATTTGCTCTACTATCTCTAAATTAACACGCCATGTAGCGTAGTTAGTGTATCCATTATATTTTTCTGTCATAGGTAGCGAGGGAGGAGTCGAACCTCCTTGCCATACGGCGGAACCAATTTCCTCGCTATCAACCCATGCCTCGACTAACTGGCTTCTTCGCGCTGGGTAGCACTCCTGTCTCGGTCAAGAGACGCGTTATATATCTAAGTGGTCTTCAACGTTTACACCAAACTCGTCGCTTAGTTTTTCAAGTATAAACATTGGTATTTCAAATACACCATCATAGTCAGATAGAATAAGACCGCCTTGATCCTCTTGAAACCAAAGACCGCCTTCAGCGTATATGTCTTCGCCATTAGTTCTTAAGTCATAAAACTCAAAACAACCTGACACTTCGCCTTTACTGTCTCGCCATGTCTCTATTTCTACGTCTATCCTAGTAACAGGAAAGAACGAGTCTACTTGAAATCTTACTTTTTTATTCATAATTGTTTTGGTGGATTATAGCTTGCGTTCCAAAGCTCTACAAGATCCTTTGTCCAGCCGCCTTTGTTTGCTACTCGATCTTCGATAATGTTACGCTGCCATACGCCTTGCTCATACTTAGAGTGATCGTCACTCATCATATACCAACCGTCATGGTGATACATCATCTCTTCTACTGATAATTCTTCAAACTGTTCTAGTGTCATTTTCTATTTTTGTAATTAATTCTTCTAACTCCATGATCTTAGCGTGCGCTCGACCACGAATAAACTCATTGTGACCGAAGTCAATTAACACTACTTCATTGCTTTCAATTTGCTTTAGCAAGCACTGCAGTATCAAATCTCTTTCTTTTGCTGTTAATTTCATATCGTTTTCTTTGTTATACTATCGATCACTCATTGTTTTTTGTTTGTTTCTCTCATGAAGCAATCTTATCTCTGATAGCTTCCAATCTGTCCATTAGATTAGTAACGTCTAAAGCTTCTGATTCAATAAGGTAAGCCAGTGATCCAATCATTCCTGTGATGTCATCGGCGACTTCCTGTAAAGTATGTTCTTTCATATTTTGTTTGTTTCTCTCATGAAGAATGAAGTATAAAATTCTGTTTTCTTCATTGGTCAACTTACGATCGCCAAAATACTCTTGCTTTATTTCTTGCAATTGTTCCATTTTCTTGGCTTCATTCATCAATCGATCCCAATTACTCATGCAAACACTGTCAATAAGAAGTGTACGAAAAATAATAATCCACCTACGGCTACTACTAGCCCAATTGTTTCTTTTAAATCTTCTCTACTCATTTTTCTTGATTCTTTAAGATTTCAAACAAAGAGTAACTGTAATCAAAGTTACCTTTTAAATACTCGTTGTGAAGCATTTGCCACGCTTCGATAATTTCATACTCTTGAGCATACAAGTGTCCACTTGCAATTTGCTCTGCTTTTAATATACTCATAGAACTCTTGTGTAGAATCGAACTACATGCTACTCACCAGAGAAGAGTTTGATCGTGAGGATCTCTACATTGCATTGCACATGATATCGAGATCGTAGATAAACTTTGGAGCTACGTCGGAAACCGCTGCGATAACTGCCAAACCCACTGCACCAACTAGTGCTGTTGTTACTGTTGCTACTATTGTTTTGATCGCCACATCACTTATAGTAACGATTGCTTTGTGTTGAAATTTTACTTTACTCATGGAAGTCACCGTAGGAATCGAACCTACACTAACCGTTGTGACTTGGTATATATACTATCCAGACGCCATCGCAATTGCGTTGTAAAAGTATATTGTTTGTTTGGTGAATAAAAAGAGGTAGAAGGTATTGCTTCACCTCTCTTCATTTGCATTTAAGTATTATTTAGCATTTTCTTGCTGTAATACTCTTGGAATAGAAGTACTTGAAGTGTACGACTTGTACTTTTCCCAACATGCCAACTTAGTTAAGTTGTCTTTCATTAGCTCGAAAGCATCGTCGTGATTGTACTCAAATACTTTACCACTTTTAAACTCTACTTTGATCTTAGCATTTTTACCGATCAAACTTTTACGAATTACAAATCTCTTTGAAGTTAAATTCATTACTTTTTCTTTACTCATAATATTTTACTTTAAACTGTTATACTTACTTATTTGTTATATTATCGGTTGCTCTACGTTTTTTTATTGCATTAAGATATATTACTTTCTATTGCATCGTCAATTACTTGATCCATTAACTCTAGCAATAACTCTTTGATATTTTCCTCTGGCTTTAACTCATGCATATGCATTGCATCTTGCAAGTGTACAGATAATGCAGAGAAATCTACATTGAATTCTAATTCATCTAATATTTTCTTTTTCATATTTCTATTTATTTTACTTACACTATTACTATCGAATTACTCTCGTAAATTCTTTGATTTTATTTTTTAACTTATTTATTTAACTTACACTAATACTATCGAAATTGTATCGTAGAAAAGTTGTAGCGAATTTACAAATAAAAGTAATAATATATAAATATTAATTAAAATGAAAACGTAAAAATATTTACAAAAATTGTGAAAAATTAGGGGGCCCCAGTTTTTATAAATTAGTTTTAAATTACAAGCGAAGAACGGAGAAGTGGGGGCAACACAATACTTCTATACATCTAATCAAAATAATCAAGCAGTGTGACATTAGCCTGTAAAGATATCCTAGTAATAGGCTATTGTCACTATTTTTAAAT